TGGTTACGCCGAATCGGTCGATAGCGTTCACCCCAAGCGAACCGATCTCTATATATGAGCCATCAGAAGTGTCACTGACGATGGGATAGTGGTCGTCCCCGAAAGGGTTCCACCCTATAGCAGAATCAGAAACAGGATATAGTGTTATCGTAGCCATGCTTAACCTTTAGAGCTATCCTCAACGGCGAAAATCTTGCGAGTGAACAAATCAACAGCTTTCATCGTGCGGGTGTTTCCTACTTGATAGCCGATGCGGTATAACAAAAACCGGAGGGAGCCAGAACCCAGATTGTCGCGTGTTACATGTCTGTGACAAATGGGTATAGCTCCCTCCGGAATGTTCATTACAATTTCAGGATAGGATGGATCGAGTGGGACAAGGGTAATCCTGCGCGCCTGTCCGTATTCGGTCGGAGGGCATTGCGGGTCAATGCGATCCTCACGACTTAATTTGCGCTGGGTTAAGTCATCAACACTTCCTTTGTCCCAGTCGATACGCCAGTAGTAAATCTTCGACGGATCAAGTACCACATCAGACCTCTTCCCACGAAAGTGTGGGGACGTGGGTTTCGATTGCGCCTTGAGTCGCACCCTCTTCAACCTTGAGCTGCATCACTATAAAGTTGGTCTCTTCATTTACCGCGTTGATCTTACTGTCAACGGGATCGACCGGAATTGCCAAGGCGGTGCCGACGCTGTAGTGAGTGGTGTCCTGCCGTGCAGTGGCGACACTCGACGCGGTGTTGACGGGTGTCGCTCCAGTTGCCGTCGTGCCGATATTGATCGTTACCTTGTCTGCCGGAGTATCGAGATAACTCGGTGAGTGATCCGGCCCGTAGATTGTGAAGTTCTCACAGTAACTATCCGGTGCAGCGGTACAGCGTAACTTGACCCATAGTTCAAAGGAATAGCTGGGATCGCCGCCCGATACGGGTGCCTTGATCGGGTAGGACGCCTGATCGGTCGAAACGATGTCGGCTGATAATAAACACGGATGGGCGCTGCAATCCGTTTCGGTAGCAGCGCCCGTACCCGTGCATTTGAGCGTGATAAAGCTCGCGGTTGCCATCAGCTCTCTTTGAGCTGCAATTCGCAGTCTTGCAGTGTGAAGGTCTGCCCAGTCGTTACCGTCACCGGTCCGCCGGTCACGGTCCAGTAGGCAATCACGTTCGGTGTTGCTTCGTCGTCAACCAGCACAGCGTAGGAAATGCCGCTGATTGATCCACCTGACGCCGTCCAGACCAGATCCTTGATCTTGAATGACGCCAGATCCCCAGAATCATCCTCGACCACGCTATCGAATCCGGTAGCGCTTCGCTCGACGGCTATGCCGCCGGTGGTGTAACCGGTGCCGCCAGTGACTTCCGTCAACTGGGAAAGGGTGTTTGTGTCGCATGTCGGCGCAACTGCCGTTGTGACGAGGGCAACTTTGAAGGCGGTCGGCTCGTCAGTAGCATCAGCAACGAAATAGGCGTTGCCCATGCACTTTTTGCCACGATTGGTAAATCCGGCCATGGATTTCTCCTTAAATGTTTTGGGTGTTCTTGTAGAGGCCGCGCGGGTGCGCGAATGTGGTGGTTATGTTCTTGAAACTTTAATCGGTCGTGAGGTGATCGCTTATATCACCGGCGGAAATTCCGGTATGCAGCGAGTGTCGATGAGCGATGTGAGTCCGGTATGCCACGCTCCGGCATCGGCGACCTGCCAACGCAATGCCATATACCATTGAGTTCCGTAGGCCTTTATTTCTGTTTGGATCTCTTCAGCCGTTGCACCTTCGGCCACGCGCTGAGCAACGGAACAAGTTTCGCCTGTCTGCGCAACATAAGTTACATCGATGAAGGTCATACCGCCCTCTTGCCGCACTCCAGTTATCGTTGCGACTACGGGCGCATACAAAGTGGCGCACACCAGCGTAGCGGGGTCGCAAGTGATGGCTACGCTGCCCAATATGAGACCGGGCGCGATGCTAATCGCAACGAGTGTAACCGGTGAATCTGTGGTGTAGTCTGCCATTTTGCGGTCTCCCTATGCTACCTGAGTCCAAACAGAAAGTTTACGGATTGCGAACGTGCCCGTGCCATTGTTCGAGTTCATCTCTATCAGGATATTGGCGTCAACGTTTGCGGCTAATGCAGAGATGGGGACTGTAATAGTATATTGGACGGGGCTGCCCCAACCGGCTGATCCACTAACCAATTGCACAACAGGAGTGCACCCAGCTACGGTTACGCGAACATTTCCGGTGTTATATGCAAAATTCCCCGCTTCAAATCTGACATATAATTGCTTGGCGTTAGTCTTCTTGTGATACGATATCCTCAATTTCTTCTTGTAGGGCGTCGAGGCCGCGTTTAGTGACCAGCAACTCGTGTTGTCGGTAGTCCAGTCGGTTATCTCGGAATCACTGTTGTATGGCGCCTCCAGTACTTGACTGTAGATTATATCCGTCAATTCACTCAGGTCTATCCCATCGATTGTTTTGGTAGCTGTAACCGTTAAATCTCCGGTCAGAGGGCGCGTTCCGTCAGACTTGAGGTAAGAGTATTGCAGGGCTATATCGGCGGTGATGTTATAGGTGTCGAGCAAGTTGGTAATCGTATTGTCCGCAATCGTTGCCGAGGCCGTCCGCGCGATCGTGGCAATGGCGACGTAGTAGTGATCGGTCGGCGCTGTCGGCGGGACGGAGTACCCTTCGCGCTTGGCAAAAGCGAACAGCAGACGTTGGTCGACCGATGTTTCTTTGCCAATCGCGGGATTGACAAGGGTGGTGTCATCGACGGAATCATAAATCGGCAGGGTGATATCGAGATAGAGGCAGTCGGTACGCGCGCCCGCGGGTGTTGTCCAAGCGGTCACATTGGTATTGGCCGCAAGGTGAAAGATGTACGCTTTATCGCTATCAGTTACGGTCGGGAGTAGTGTCCCCGCTCGTTTCATATTAACAAGCAAAGCAGCGTCGCCAGCCGAGACGGTTACTGAATTCGTTCCGCCGGTGATCGCCCATCCGGTACTAAACCGGACATTTTGTCGCTTGATTAGATTCCACAAATGCCGCGCCGCCCGCTGAGAGGATACCTGCCCGACTTCGTTAAAATCCGAGTCGGCGATGTAAGTCCCCTGCTGCATATATTTAAGCAGGACGGTTGAACCGTCAGTCTTGAATTCGGTAAATTGATCCCGCGTGATATTGGCGTCGCCCATATTGTCCTTCCTATACCCAGACGACCGTCGTGTCTAACGGCGTGAAGTTGGGAATGATCTTTTCCAAGTATTCGGCTTTGGCAGTGGCATAGTCCGGCGTGCCGGCCAGGGTGATGCGCAACTCCTTATCGAAAATGCCTTCGGTAAACGACATCGCCTGTTTCTTGCGCTCAATAATGCGTAAGGCAAAATCGTCCCAGTCAACAATCGTGCGGTAGTTCACCCAGAGGCCTTTCTTGACCGGCAGGATGGTAGAGGTATAGGCCTGTTCATAGATCAACGTGGTATCGTCAAGGATGACCGTCACCTTGCTATCTTCGTCCCAGACGCGCAGGTAGTGCTCGCCGGTCAACCAAGTGAGGCCGGAGATATCGGCGCTGGCAAGTATGTTGACTCCACCACCGACAAATTCAAGTATGGCTATCGACTGCTCACTGTCATCTTTATAGAAATAGGCGAGGACATTGTTGCCCGCATCCTGCCACCGGATGTTACAACCGAAGATGATGTCGCCGGTTTTAAGCAGGGTGAATTTTACGCGCAGGTAATAGTCTTGATGCGTGTCGGCGATGTTGCAGCTTTGGTACAAACTACTACCCGACCCAGTTTCGCCGATGCCACGCAGTTTTCCGGCCATCGGCACGAAATGACCATGGGACTCATTAACCCAGCCCTGCATGGTGTTGTCATTCCAGTCGTAGATTACTTCTGATTCGGCGGCGGTCGTAGGATTCCAGAATAGGTGATTATTCCAGATTGCGGTCGTCTGGTAGTATTCTTCAAACGTCGCGGTGAAGCCGAGCAATTCGATAATCCGATTGATCGCCCAGAGGGTTCCACGTCGAGCGTAGAGTTCTGGGATTGCCAGCACAAACTGACGCCGCTCGGACTCGGTCGCGTAGGGCATGTCGATCAACTCGAAACCGTAGTTGCCGGCAATCAGCGAGAGATATTTCTGAGGACACTCGGCAGCGTTAGGCAGATAAGGCAGAATGCTCGCCCAGGCGCGTAGCCAATTCAGTTGATCCGAAATTGGAATGGCAAACTCAACCATGCCCGGCGAATGCTGGCAACTATCCATGAAGTCAAGCAGGTCAATCGGGCGCGGGTCAACGCGCTCTTGCGGAACTGTGCGTGACTGCCGAGGGCCGGGCTTGGCAAGCAATGTCTCCGGCTCCGGCCAGGAAGTCCCGGCTGGGAATTGCGGGTGGAAGTCAAAGTCACCGCCCGGTGATGGAGATACAGTTTCGTCTGGCATTTAATAATTCTTCGTGGTGGTTGTGGTGTCGAGTACCGATGGATCGTTGACATGTCCGAAGTAGATTGTATATTTTTTGATGCCGCCAACCCAAATTTCATAACCATTCTTGTAAGCAGTGCCGTCATTTGGCAGATAGGCCTTGACGCTGCCATTGACCGACCCCGAGAAGTAGTTCAACTGTTCGGCCAACACGCGCAGTGAGTCAGGATTTGATGGCGTGACCGAATAACTGCCGACAACATGCCCACGCCAAACGCCACGCTCCGGAGAGCCGCCATTAGTCCCAAGGGAGACCGCTGAATAGACATCATATATTCCCATTGTCCCGCTGCTATTCGAAGCCCGCACGTGCGCGGAGAAAACACCGGTCCGCAAGCGAAAGAGATTGGCCGACTTGGTGGTCGGGTTCCAATAGAGTGAATCAACCAGCGTTCCGGTCGGGCTGAATCGCAATATGTAGAGCGTGTCGGGATCGGCGACCTTTGGATAGAAACTGGTATCCGTCACCGTCAGGTTGATATGGAGAGAGTCGGTTGATGCCGCGCCGACAGCTTCTATCGTCAGTAGTTCCCCTGCAAATACCGGGACACTGAAGGCACATAGGAAAAGCAGAATTTTCAAGAGCCGCATTATATCCTCACTTTCGATTGAGTATTCCGTGGCCGCGTTCAGAGCTGCGGCGCTTAAATGCGTCACCGGCGACGCTGCCGACCGTCAAGGTGTCGCTATAGACCGTCATGCCAACGTTGAAGTTGACGACTGTTGTCGAGTCAGTTCCATATTTGGCAAATAATGTGAACGGGTTATATCCTACCGAGTCGGCGAATGTATAGGAATCACTGGTAATCAAATCTTTGCCTTTGAACTTGTAGACCACCGGTATCGAATAGTTGCCAGCCAAGTCCGATGTTCCCGCCCCCTGCTGATGCCCATAATGATCCGTGACCCTGACGGTTGCACCGAGTATCGGCAAGTGAAACGCTGTGGCATCGACCACGTGGACAACTACGGTGCGTTCAAACTGAGCACTGAGGCCAAGTGAGTCGTTGACGCCGGAATAGTTGGAGTATCTCACCGTGTCACTGGCATGACCCGTAAAGACACAATCCCTGAACCGGTTGTTGATGGAGTGAGAGAGGTACGCGCCGTATTGTGAAAACCAAATCGTTGAATCATAAGAGGACGTGGCCTCTATCGTGTCACCGATCATCAGCAGATTGTTGCCGGGCATTCCGCGACGATTTGCCAGCGAAATAACCCTCTTGGGCGATTTCCAGTGGTTGCCGCTCAATGTTATATACTTCGAATTGACAGGAACTACCGCTGAGTCATTCGCGCCCCAACCTAAAGCGACTACCTCGTTATTGCCATCATCGACGCCCGATAGTTTGACCTCAACCTGATTTCTCGTGATGTCGATGTACTTGAAAGAATCGGCGGGCTGACTTTCGCCGCCGCTCAAGATCAAGGTCATGGCCTCACACATACGGCCAATTGCCGTAGTCGCGGTATCGGCATCGTAAGTGTAGCCGAATTTGTTGTCGCGGAGTGCCACGTACTCCGATCCGGTGTTGTAATTGCCCGGCACGAATCGCCAGTAGATGACAGCGCCGAAGCCTGAGGCGTGAGCAGACGATGGCCCTTGATGCACGTCGATGTCGTTATAGGCAATCTGAACCGAGTCGCCGGATATGCCCTTGGCATTCTGAATGATAATTCCCTGCCCGCCGGTATAGGTATCGCCCGACCGGATTACATTCGAGTCGATTACCGAACCGGGGCCAACGCCGCCAAGATCGATAGCGAAAGCATCGCCGTTCGTGTAGCACATAGACGGATTGGGAACATAATTGTAGAGCAAGTTGCGGGAGTCGACCGTCAGCGAGCAAAGCGTGATTAACACCTTCGGGGTGCGATATCCAGTTATGGCAATCGCCACGTGCGGGCAGGTAGTGACGTTGACATTCCAGAACTTGGCAAAAAACTCTCCGGCTCCAGTGTGAACCGAATCGTCACCGGCTTCGAGGAGGTACAAGGTCGCATCATGCGTGCAGCGATATCGAAATTTGTTGACCAAGCTCTTTGATGTTCCGCCGGTCACTGAGATGTTGTGACCGCAACGACGCGCTCCCATGACAAGGATTGAATCGCCGATGACCAAGGTATCCGCCGCAAGTCTGATCTTCGATTGCAGGTAAACCGTGTCCTGCGTCGCGCCACGGGTAAGCCACACGTCTTTGATGGCAACGGAAAAATCTCCGGTATAGAAATAGCAGTATTCATAACCATCGTGTGTGAACTTCGAGTCATCATAAACCTCGGCCACAGTGAAGGATGTATCAGAGACTATCCCTGTGACGTGGCTGAAATAATAATAGGCGCTGGCATCATTCTTGAGACCGCGTCCCATCACTCCGGCAGGTTCGAGGTTGCAATCCTCAATCCAGATGTCCGTGTTCGCCCCCAGACGGATGCAATTGGACGAGTCCTTAGTTGAGTCAATCCTAATCGTCAGGTTCTTGATATGAACAATGTTCGATGTCCCGGAGATATTCACGCCCTCGGCATGACTGGCGCCTACAATTATAGTGTCAGGAGTTACTCCTTTGGACGTAAACAAGACATTCTGCCGATTATTGAAATTAACGGCCACCCCGTCAGTCGAGGTCTTCGATGGTCCCGCCAAACAATAACACGTGTCGTCACTCAGGGCAGTGTACATCGACGAGGTTGTAGGAATTTCTATCGTATCCTTGCAACTAACTTTCTGTGGCGGCAATTCCACCGACTCACCACGAGTCTTAACCCACCAAACGTGAGACCCCATCGTCGTCGCCCCGTCGTCGTTTACTTGATCGTATATTGTCCTAATAGGAATTTCAACGTCACAATATGCGGAATCGCACTGGTTGTCACTTGACCTTGCGACATAAACCACGCCATTGTTAGTGGATGAATCTGCGATCCATCCGGTCACGATGTCGGGGGGGATCACCGGGTAGATTGTCATTCCCACCGGAGACGTGTTGTCGAAATGAATAGAGTCCAACACCCGCGCTGCATAATCAACACCCTCGGCAAGACTGGGCGTTGACCACAAAATCGAATCCGTTGAGGATGTGTGGACTACGTTAAATCTATTGACCCAGTTTCCGTAGCCGCCATTTATCGCGGGGAAGGGAGCCATCCACTTCGGAGCTACGATGATCTCGTGGGAGCGCGCCATGATATCGAAACCCGACGTGGAGTGGTCGATTGCATAGGTATATGCCCTCGGAGTCTTCAGCGAGCAGGATACTGCCGCCGTATGTCCGGGTCTGATTTTTACGGCCAAGACATCCGAATTGATCTTGAAAAACGTCAGACCGTCTCCGCAATGACCTGTCACTGACGGATCATTCCCGAATCTGATTTCCGTTTCAAATGTCTCCCTGCAGCCACTGCCACCGAACTCAGGCCAACAGGCTTGAATCTCCTCTTTCCCCGCAAAGCAGTTGTTGTCAATCCAGTTCGCGTTCAGAGTATCCTTGAAAGTCCAAGCCGACAGGTTGCCGAGCATCTCCCAGAAGTGGCATTCATAGAGGGTTTGCTTTTCTGACATAACCTCAGACCCGCGCATAAGCCCGAAGTATGCTCTACGTTCGGCTGCCGTTCCCGTGGTTAGCGTCCCACCCGAATCGGCAATGGCCACCAAGGATGTATCCGTGTTTTTCCACCGCGTCCAATTCCAGACCGATCTCACACCCGACGCTAACCCGACAAGTTCCTCCGGCCATTGGGTATATCCCCATGACTGATAGAGCGTGTCCATCGAATAGCGAACCGGATAGATTGCGGTCGTGTCCTTGACATACTTCTGTGCATCACCGGATGCCAGGTGGTTGTGCGTGGCCGCCAAGTATAAGCCACCGGCAGCATATAGGTTTGTGGACACCACGCCAATTCCCGCGTCTCGCAGGGAAGTTATTGAGCTGCTTGCACTATATGACCAAAATGCCCCTTGATAATTAGTCTTCCACTCTGCCGGTGACAAGAACGCGGCATACGTGGATGTAATAACATGGACGGTATACCCGAACCTGTTCTTGTAGAAATCGACAATCTCTTTTTGGGTGGTGGTCAGGTTGGCATAGGTCGTATCCGTGGCGACCACAAAGGCCATGTCAAAGGCAAGCGCCGTCGATGACAGACAGAGTACCAGTAGGAATAGAATCAGTCGTTTCATTATAGTTCCGTCCCCAGGTTCAGGTAGCTCGACGATGTGTTGCCTTCATAGGCGATGATGTCAATGGAGTTCACGTCGCGGATTTGTGTGGTTGCGATAGTGATGTCCGCCGCCGGCAGAGTAACAACCGCCCTAATGACTCCGGGCACGGCCATGATTGCCACGTAGAGGTTACCCAGACTGATATCGTCGCCAAAGGCAACGGGATAGAGACCGTCCGCGTCTTGATAGTTGGGCGATCCGAATTTGACGATTGCCTGTCGGACTTGTTCGACAACCGCCGCAGCGAAGTATCCCGGAGCGACGTAGATTGTTATGTCATAGTCGATCATGTAGTAGGTCGGATCACTGACGGCGATTTCAGTACAGGCCGCCCGCCGCAAGTCGAGATAGGCTTTCACTTCCGCCTTGAATTCAATTGACGGCAATCCGCCGATCGCCGGAACAAAGCGCACGTCGATGGTGAGGTTGTCAATACCAGCAGCAACCGACTGCGCGATCGTGCCATAAGAGGGCGACACAAAAGCTGCGAGCAACGTCTGTACATCGGCCAACGTGACAATGCGATCGTTCGCGCGAAGGCTGGCCGGAGCCAACTGACGCGCGCGGACGATGCTCTCTTGGTCGCCGCCGCCTGACGATGCTGCCGCGTTGATTACTGACTCAACATAGGTGACGCTTGAAAGTAGCTCGGTGATCGCTCCGGCAGCCACGTTGCCAGCGGACCCGCCGCCACGTCGATAGGTCGCACGAATGTTGTTAGAACCGGTCGTCGGTATCTTGCCGTAGACGCCGTCGCCAAAGCAAATGTAGTAGTAGCCGGAGTTGTCCAGTTCAATACGGTAATGCGTGTCGGTATCGGCGCTCAATATGAAGTTGTCAACCCGCGTCCATTCGACAAAGCCGGAGCCTTCGTCAACTTCAATGGTCTCGCTCTGCCAAACCACAGGGCGACGCGAAAGATAGAATGTCTGATAGCTTGTGCCGTCGGATGATCCTACAGTCTCAATGCTTACCGTCTCACCCTGTTGGCAAGGTACGGTCACTATCGCCGTTCCGACCGTCACTAATTGAGCAGTGATTGTCTCGAATATGACAGCGTTGGTATCCGTCGATCCGGCGGTGCCAACCTTGGTACCTGCCGGAATAGTGAACTCCGGATGACTGTCTTGAGCCGTGAACGTTACCGATACGTTAGCGGCGGTTGCTTCCTGAATTGTATAGCCAAGCTGGGCACATAGGTAGCGCATGGCCTCACGGTTCGTGGCGGTCATCAGGAAGCAATCTTTGGCCTGTTGGTTAGTCGTTCGCAACATCAGGTCGGATAAGACCGTGAAGATCCATAGGAGCTGCATACCGAGATCGCTTGCGGATTCATCCGTCCACGTCGGACAGTTGGCCCGCTTGACGTTGATCATTTGCGCCAATAGGTCATAGATGCCATAGTCGGCAAGCGTAATCTGCTGGAGCGGGAATTTCCGCTCTTGATCCGGTACGAGTATTGGCATGCTACGTTCCTTGCGTCAAGGTCACTACTTGCTGCTGTTGTGTGGTTTTGATTTGATAGCCGACTGTATAAGCGACAACGCCGGGGTCATTCGATGGCACCGAGTCGATGCCGGTTAGAGAAATGCGCTTTTCCCAGCGGTTCAGCGCTTCCTCGGCGTCGGCCTTGATCATCGCCGCGGAATTGACGGGACTAAAGACACGAGTCGGGACAAGACTGCCGAATTGACTGAATGGAATTGACCCGCGACACGTTAAGAGAATCTGCGAAACCGAATGCTTGATATGCTCCGCGTCCGAAGACATGCGGAGTTTGCCGCCACTGTCAAAGGCCAGCGGGAATGCTAACCCGCAAATGCCAAGAGATTCGCTCACGATATTTTTCCTGTGGCTGCGGTAGTCGAGGCTGGTGAGTGCGTATGCGCCGCGCCGTCCATCGGCGTGTTGCTGACAGTCAACGATGCGACTTCACCGTAAGTGTGGATATGGTCGATAATAGCCTGGGCGTCGGCTTTCGCCATAGCCAGGCGATACGCTGCCGCTTCAGCTTCCGTATAATCAGGACGATCTACATAACCGGCCAGAACCGCGTCCCTGCCTGCCTTCATAGCGGCCGCCAAGATATCTGCATTCATTGCCATGTTATTTCTCTGCTTTCACTGAGGGTGATGCTGCCGCGTGGTCGTAACCGGTATATGAGCAACGGTGCTTTTTACAAACCACACCACCGCCGTCACTACCGTTGAGATTGATGTTGCCTTCTGCCGTGATGTCGATATCGCCCGATGATTTGAGTTCAACCTTGCTGCCGCCCGAAGTCTGAATCAGAATGCTGCCCGATTCCGTGAATGACATCTTGTGTCCGCTGGGCGTCTTGAATATCCGCGTGCCTGCTGCCCCTTCAGTCGGTTTGGCCTTGCGGCCGCTCCAGTGGTAGCCCTGAACAAACCAGTTGCCGGAATATAGCTGGGAGACTATTACCTCATCGCCGACTTGCGGAATGCTGAAAAAGCCGTAACCGTTACCGGCAAAGGGTGTGCAGGCGTGACACCACGGAGTGAGGTTCATGCCTGCAACATCTTCTCTGAACCCGATGATTTTCACGCGCACGCGGCCGAGATTTTGCGGGTCGGTTATGTTATCAACAATGGCGTGGTAGTTCATTTTGTTGTCTCATTAACGACATAGCGGGAGACGTCGAACTTCGTGCGAAACCCCTGCCCTGCTGTGAAAGAATGCTTGACGGCGGTAATGTTGTAAGCTCCGGAAAACGCTTGCCCAAATGTTTTGAAGGTCCGCAGAAAGAAGTTGTGGCGTTGTCCTGCCCGCAATGGCACCCAACCGTTCATCGTCACCTGTCCGGTCACCAGCTCACGGGCGCGACGCTCAAGCTCGGCCTTGGCGAGAATGCCCGCCGCTTCGTCGCTCTGCGCAACCTCACCGACAATAGTGAGAATAGGTATCGGAGACGTCTCGAGATAAATGCGAGTCAGGTTGCGTTCTTTCGGACCCAAAGCCATGCCCGAAAGTTGATCCGTCCCATACTTCGTGCCGGTAGTATTGACCGAGCACCAGGAGACGACTTTGACTTCGGTGCGTTGGCCGGGGGAGCGTAGTTCCGGTTCGAAAGTGTAAATTACCAATCCGCGATCATCGGCCATATCGGAATCGAGCGGCGAGATATAGAAGTTAAACATAGGGAATTGCCCATAGAGCTGAACGCCGAATGTCTGTGGGTATCGGGTAAAGTAGTCAGGATCAACAAAATAGAAGACGCTTTGGCCGCCGCCATACTTGACAATCGTCTGATATCCAGTTCGTGTCGCACACTTGGCCAGAAATCCGAAGTCAGTGTCCTCAGCGGTGAAACCAGCCTCTTCGGAAGTAAACTTGCGCTTTTCCAAAACCTTTTGCGGGTGCGAGATAACGTAGTCGTCTATGAGCTTTTCTTTCTTGTTCCGCTCTAATATGTCGCGCACAATCTGAAACCAGGTTGTGCCATGCAACAGCGCCGGATTTCGCGGGGACTTCATGCCAAAGCCAGCGTCGTAAGCGGTTATCTCAACCTGTCCGGGAGCGTTGGCCTTGAATGTCGGACTCGGGCTGATGATAGTGCCCTTGAAAAGCGTCTGCTTGGCGCCATACCAACCGAGTGAGAATACGACCGGCGTGCCAAACTTCAGGTCGTCAAAGGCAAGGGACATTTCGTCACTGTCGCGGATGATGACGCGCACGCATGAGGTTGCGTTCATCTTCTCTTCAAAACTGATTTCGACGATATCCAACTTCTGATCGTCAGTCAGCTTCTTGTCGCCGATTTCAATGTCATAGTCAGAGACGGTGTTGAGTGCGTTAATCATTGTCCACCGTCAGCACTTGCCCATGCATGGGATAGAAGATGTTGATATCCGGGTTAGCGGCGACGATTTTTAGATAGCCGCTGAAAGCATCCCCGTGCGCACGTGCGGCGATATCGTCGATGCGCTCGGCCGGTCGGACTACTACTTGTGTGATCGCCATTCCTTAAATCCTATTCTGATTGTGGCGCGGCGTAAGCGGCCGTTGGCAAAGCGATCATCATCACGAATCCCGATCAAGACTATGCGGCCGTCAAAGGAACGATCGCCAAGAATGACGCGGATCAATGACGGCCGACGCTTGTCCGGTCGAATTGCCGTCCAGCGGTTGATTGCGGCGATGACGTTTTCGATAATGAGTAAACTCGCCGGATATTTCGGATTGTTGCTTGTCTCGCTTAATGAGGGATTGCAATTGTTCTCGACAATCGGCGCGCCGGGAGCTACGAGAAATTGTAGCGGTAACTCAAACTGTGTCTGTCCCGATCCAAGAAACTGTGAGTGAGTCTCTTCCCTGCCGAGCCATTGATCGTCAGCCCAGTTGAATTCGCGCAAGGTTTCCGGTGAGCAATTGAACTGGAAGTTGAAAAACTCGTTATCATCGATATTGTAAAGCTGCCCGCGTGCGATTTTCGGCGTCGCCTTATGCGGCAGGATATTGCGGATGGGGAATTTGAAAGTGAGTGGCATTAGCGCTTACCGTCCGGGCCGAGTTCGACTTGTTCGCGAATGGCACGACCTGCTTTAGTGGCAAGCTCTTCTTGACTGGGAGCGTAGAGGTTTTGTGTGATGTAAAACGTATTCCCCGTGGGTCTATCGGTTAATGACTGAGTTGCCGCCGCCGTTGATTGCGCGGACGGGTTGCCTCCCATGCCACGCAACATATCCGATCGCAATTGATCCGATCCCTTTGCGGGGGCGAACATGTCGGCAAGTGCTATCTCGCTTCGTGATTTGCGGAGACTGAGAAATTCATTATTTATTGATGGCTCCATGCCAATGTCTTCATACATGGTGAGCACACCAAGAGCCACTTGAGGACCATAGGCACTCGCAAACTTCAGGAGTTGATTTCTGCCGATTTCTCCGTAAAGCGCAGCCACTTGTTCCGACTTTGACATAACCGCTTTGCTAATGGCTCTGCCATACGCACCGCGAACAGGCTCTCCTGTCAACCCCATGGTCAGGGGATTTTCGAACGCTGCACCCCTGCCCCATACCCCTTCGATGGCCGCTGACTCGGCCTGAGACAATACACTGCCCGCTGTCCGACCACCGAGATTCCCCAATATGCGTTTTGATGTTTTTAAGGTATAGAGTCCACTACCGACTACGGCGGTTCCGAGTGCGGCAGTCCCCAACCAAGTGGCCGCGCTCGCACCTTTCGGATTCCTTTCCATCCATTGGCCCAATCCGGTAGCCGCTGCGTTGATCGCCTTCAAGAATTCACCGAGGGCGGGTGTTAGGTGGTCACCAATCTGATCCTTGAGTCCGGAGAATTGACCTTTGAGCAAGTCCGCTTGCGCGGCCGCTTCCTCAATTTCTGTTGCAAAGATGCTCTGCGTCAATCCGGCGCTGTTCATGAAATCAGCCTTGGCCTGTCGCATTTCGTCGGCGTGGCCGAGGTACATCCCGAAGGCCGGGCCGAGAAGCTTTAGAACCCATTTCGCGGTTTCAACGTTCATCCCGTACCCTTGAGTAGCCGCCTGCTCTCCGGATATTTCCCCCGCCTTCACCCTTCTATCAACGTCTGCTGTCTGTTTTTTAGTGATCTTGGCGCCAGCGGTCACCTGATCGACGATGTCGGCCAACGGCAGGAACATTCCCTGTGCATTGGTGACCTTGAGGTCAAGCAGCCAACGATCCTTCTTGGGGATTTTGTCCTCTTCGGCCGGATTCAATCCCACGATATCGCCATAGGTTATCGCCTGTCCCTTTTTGGCTGGTCGTTTTTTCAGCTCATTGACCTGATCGGAGTATGTGGCAAGGGCTTCATAAGTCTGCGCGACAGCGTTCGCCGCCATACGCGGCATGGAAGTCTGTCTTACAACCGGAGCGACGGCAGAAAGCATGTCATAGAAGTCAGCGCCATACACGGCCGCGGCCGTGGACGCCCGGAGCAATATATTCCCAGTTTCAGCAATATCGAGCTTGTAGGCTTTGGCCTTGGCGAATGCATCCGTGACCGCCGTGAGCTTTTCCAAGTCGGTCTTACCCGGCAACGAATTACGGAATTTATAAAGCGCTCCGGCTGACGTGCTCATAACTGCCGCGAAGTCTTGTGTCTGCGTACCAACGAATGCGAGTTTGGCAATCGGGTCGAATGCGTCGAGATACATATCCCCAAACGCAGCGCGCATTTCACCGGCGGCCGCTTCCATTTTGTCGAGCATGCCTGGCACCTGTCGATTGACTTCATGGATACGCTTCTGGGCTTCGGCCACTCTTTCGGTTGCAATTAAACCAGGAGCGCCTTGAGCCATTATCACTGTCGTCAGGTCGCGCATTTGCCGTTGCGAATCAAGCGCCTCTTTGAGGACGGCCCGCACTGGCATCAATGCGGCAGCTCCGCCGAACGCGGCGAACCCCGCCTTGATCAGGTTGCCCATTTGAGCCGCTTGAGTCCCAATCTGTCCGACCTGCCCGCCGAATGACCTGGTAGTAGTCTCCAAGTCGCTACGCAGTCCGACTACGTGCTGACGCGCGCGTGCAACTTCAGCGGAAGTCTGATCCGTAAACTTGAGGACAAACCCGAGGCCGAGTTCTTTCATCAGATCCATGCGTTAGCCTATCGGTTCCCGTTTAAGCATTTCAACGAGGCGCATACAGCTATCATAGCGGTCGCCATGACTCATTTGCAGTATGTCGGTTCGTGTAAATCCAGTGTGCTTGGCCAAGAATGTTTCCTGTTCCTTGTAGGTGTCCCACTCGACGAATGATGACGCGATGATTTTGGCGACGGTTATGTCGCCGCGATCGCTTCCCCCAGTAATGACTCCAGCGCTTCCACGAAGGCGGCACGCGCGCCCGGATCAAGATTGATATTGTCCAGCGCGGTATTGACCACCTTCAGCGGGATCATCTTGCTCTGGGGGTCATTCTGGTTGGCGATCATCCAATTGATGTCGCGAGTCGTTAGATTTTCAAGGACTGCTTGTCCGCGGATTTGTTCTTGCGTGAAGGTGCCGATGTTATCGACCGTCTGCTTGAAAACGACCAGATAGAATTGCTGCAATTCGGTCAACGCAAGCAGTTGTGCCGCGTGCCCAGGTGCCCCTAATGAATACTGGCTCCTTGCCAGCGTTTGAATTGTCGCATCCGACTTGATCTTAATTTGCTCGGCCATTGTCATGCGGTGCATGACGACGGTCTTATGCGTCTGCTTGGTTGCCGGATCGAAATAGCCGTCCAGCAATTCAAAGGTGATCGGTTCCATTCCTTGGCTCCTAAACTGTTATCGAGATTGTCGCCGTTTCCAGCGATGCGTTTTCGATGGTCTCGTAGATCAACTGTAGCCGCTCGAAAGCGACTCCCGACTCGTTGGCATCAAGATCGTCAAGTTTCCAGTCGGTCGGCCAGGCATTGAAGAGATCCCAACCACGAACGGCAACGGCGGTGTCGGCGGTGATACCATGCGCCGTGCGAGTAACGACGCGTTCCATAAGATAGATTGAAAGGTGCTTGCGATAGTCCGGTTTGCCGGGTTCCCAGGTCTCGGCGTCTTTGATCCATTGAAAGAGATCGCCGAAGAAATCAACGCCGTGGACTAACGTCAGCGGTTTGACTTCAACCTTGTCGGGAAACTGCCACTTGCGGACGTTGCCCGGTTCGGTTATCACAAACGGCGGGAGCGGCAGACCCAGTCCCTGAACTCCCTCGAAACCGGCTTGAGTGATTTCCGCGTGACCATCGATTGATATGAGAAAGGCGAACTTCTTCATTTTGAAGTTCGCCAGTGCATTGGCGAGTCCGAGTATTCTGCTCATCAGACCGCGACAGGGGTTACCTTGGGAGCGGTGATGGTTGCCTGGAAGCGAGCGTCCGCCGGACTCTTGGCGTCCAGCTTCGGCGGCGCAAACTCATTGCAAAGTGCGTTCTCAAAGGTTTCACGGTGGTAAGTCTCACCGGTGTTCTGATCAACATAGTCAATCCGTCCACCGCGTTTGTCACGATCGCCGGCGGCATACCAGTCGGAAAAGAGTCCGATTGCCGCATTATCCTCGGCGCGTGAGATCTTGCCGATCTTGATCGTCTGGGGGTCCTTCAGCCCTTGACTGACCGTGAAGGTGTCGCCGTCGGTGCCAGTTCGATTCTTGACCACCGCAAACGACGCCGGAGAAATCTCGCAATCTTCGAAAGAGCCGACACTGATGCCGTCGATCTCAATCACGAATTTCGTGTTCTGCCGTATGTTTTTGTTCACATCTGACATTGTATTGACTCCTGATTTTTGTTAGGCGGCTTGCGTGGTGGTGATGCCGGCTGAAGACGACGTCACGGTAAAGACGATCTTCTCGGCGACTCCGGCAGGCTGGTACTCTATCCCGCAATTGAGATAGCCGAGCGCTACCTGCGCGTCCGGATTGTTGGTTGCATCACAGATAACGTTGAAGGCGATAATTCCGCCCTCGGTCACCTTCTCGTTGAGATAGGCGACGACGCGGCGTACCAGCTTAGCGCGAGTGGCGGCGTTGTTCGGTTCAAAGGTGACGTCACCGACTTCACTCTTGAGCGTGCGGGAGAGATCGTTGAACTGCTCGGAGTGGTTGACGAAGCGCCAAACGGTTGAAGCACTGCATGTCCGCCCGCCCCATATTCGCAACCCATTTTTCCTGATGATCGTATTGATACCAGCCTCATTCAGAGTTTCCTCTTCCGTGCGGGTGAGTGAACGTTCAATGTCAACGCCGTACCCCAGAGGTTCGTTGCCCATGCTCTTATAGATACCGCGATTGCTATCCTTTCTGGCGATAGCTCCAAGTGCCGGTCCTATATTGGACAACCAAACCGTGGCACCATTATCGGTGACTGTAATCCACTGATATATGGTGGTGAGTCGCCTTCCCTCGAAATTTCCCCGGAAAGTCAGGGCTTCAGCGGCGGTTTTGCCGTAAGGCACCTCCGCATAGACCTCGAGGTCCTGCTGCGAATTGGCAAAGCTGAGCAACGCCTGCACGACCTCGATAATGTCGGTAGCGGGAACGGCCAGCGCGGGATTAGGGCAAGCGATCCGGAACAGGTTCGGGACAGCGGCGAAAGCATAGAGGCCAGTTCCGGCGGCGGCACTACCGAGCCATTCGGTCTTTGTGGGCGTACCATCGACACCGGCGACGGTAGTCAGGGCCACTGGCACGGACGTAACGGCTGGCTGGGTCAGATAGTTCGTTGCCACGGCATTGTAGCCCGTGGCGTCCAGGTCAAGCACTTCGATGTAATTGGAGTTGTCGCCGATGACCGACTCACAGAAGAACGTGACGCTATCGTTCATCGACAAACCTTCCCAACGCTCGACTTCGACCGATCCCTCGTAAACGATGATCTTGAATTCGAGCGAAGAGATAACGCCGTTGGCGGTCGTATAGCTATTGGTTAGACCCCCGGTCCAGTGCACAACACCGGCAGTGTGATCAACAGAGTCGAGTTCCTTGTATTCAGTATTGGTGCCGTTGTAGAACTTCAGGAATGACCCTTTTTCCAGTCCAGTTGTTGATTTGAGTGTTGCGCTGACTGCCGTAGTGACGGGGATAGTAACCGTCGGCGCCGTCACAAGCACGTTCTGGTCGAGCACTTCAACGGTCAGGCCGTTACCCCAGACGCCTTGGCTTTTCGCCGAGATCTTCAGCGTCGAAGCTGGTGATCCGGCTTTATCAACTACCGTTAGCGATGCTTTCGCGGCGGTCGAACCTTTGATGTTGACGATAGCCAACGGGGCCTCACCGCAAGCGGCAAAGAAGCCCTCCACGTCATAGTAGGACGTGATACCGGCGAGCGGACTGTCCCCGAACACGCGTTCGAACTCGGCCATGTTGCTGACCACGACGGCCTTGTTGATGACGCCCTTTTTGAATTCACCCATGATGCCGGTGACCGTTTGCGAGGAACCGCTGATGGGCGACAGCCCTTGTCCCTCGATGATATTGACGCCCTTGTATAAGGTGGTCATGCTTTGCTCCTATTCTGAAACTGTTGGAATTTCGGTTTTGGATTTGCCCTTGGGCGCGGCTGGCGGTGCGACGGCTTCTCCGGCGACAGCAACCTCGTCGATTGTCACAGCGCCGAGTCTCTCCAGACGCTTGAGATCTTCGGAGGCCTCCGAGATGAGCACCGAATCGCCATGCTGCAACGTTTCCCCGCCGTCAATTTGTATCCACGTCGAGAGCCTGTTTGTGATTTTGTAAGCCATATCGTTATTCCTCTTCGGGAACGGTTAGTATTTCGTCGTTGATATCGAAAATGGTGTGAAGTACCAGGTATTCTGTTTCAGCCGCGCGCGCGTCCGCGAGCCAGAGCGGTACCGAGAAGCGGTAGACCTTGGCGAATCCGTCAGCGGTTAGATCATCCTGATTGTCGCCGGGTTCAAGGCGCGGGTAATAGGTTTCTGCCGCTGGAGTCGTGATAGGTTTCCCTGATTCAAGCAGACGTTGGATTTCTTCTCCCATCTGCCAGTCGATGAAATGCGCCAACGCAAACGTGTGGATATAGACGGTCAACCGGAATGGGAGTGGCGGATATTCCAGCGTCGCGGTGTTGTCGAGATTCGCCGTGACGTTGAACAACTTGCCCGATGTCCGGTTCTCCGGATCGGGCGACAGTATCAGAGAGACCGCAGCGGTCGGCTTGCCTTCCGTAGCGAGTTTGACAATGCGATCATCCGGGAAGCCGGGGAATATCTTATCCGCCGTCAATCCAGTAACGGAAGCGGCCAGGTGCGTTTGCAACCCGGCGAAAAAGTCTTCTGTGCGTGATGTCGTCATTTAGTACAGTCGAATATCGTTTGCTTGAGGGCTTCGATCCATTGTTGCCGTAGGAACGGCTCGATGTGTTGGAGCGTCGGTCGCAGAAACGACCGCGCGGGAATGTGCAGGAGATAAGTCTTGCCGGTTTTGGAGGTCACCATACCGTAGAACCCGTATTCGTGAACGCGGGCGATGTTGACCAATGGCGTCTTGCCGCTCTTTCTTTGAGCGGTCTTGAGTACGCCGACGAAAACGGAAGTGGAAGTCACACCCTGATGCGTGATTGAGTTTATCAGGTCGCCCTTGTCAATCAACATCATGCTGCTATGCTTGCGCGCAATCGTCGCCGGTTTTAATGGCGGCCAACTCGGAGGTTGACTGCGGATGTATTTCTTGACAGCATCGGCGGCGATGATGCCTGCCTTGCGCGTCTCTTTCTCGGCTGCCTGGCGAAAGGTCGTGCTGAATTGTGTCAGCGCGTTTGTCGCCTTATTCCAGTCGCCGGTCAGTCCATTAACGATTCCTCTGCCCTCCTACCTTGCGCGTGACGCCGACTTCGAGCGTCAGGAATACATTAGCTGATTGTTGCGCCGGTGCGGTCTTGGTCACATAGAACGGCGCTGCGTCACCGGCGATGAAGAATCGTCCGGCGCTATTCACGACCGCGCTCATTTGAGTACATTCCTCGACAAGCAGGGTCAGTATGGCGACGGCATCCTCTTCTAACCCCAGCCGTTTGCGAGTCGCTTCACTCGGGGAGTATTCAATCAGCGCGTGCAGGCTGATCGAAGTCGGGTAAGCGGTCTCGACGGCGATGACTTCTTTAGTCAGCGTGTTAGTGTTGCCGGCGACTTCAACGAACGGTTGGTAGGTAACCAGCGTGCCGGTACGTTTAAGGAGTGCAGCTTGTTGTGCCGCAAGGCGGGCGGTGGCCATTAGGGTTTTGTCCGCTCTTCTAATCGGGTCAGCCGGTTAGAGTTGTAGTCGATACGTAGACTAACGTCTTTGTTGATCGTTTCGATCTTGACGTTGGTCTCTTTGATTAGTTCCTCTATCTTGTCGAAACGCATCCTGAAATCGACACTGGTGGTATCAGACATTCGTTGACCGGCAGTGAACGCGAGAGTGGCTACCGCAACCAGGACGGCGATCCATTTAACAGTACCGTTGCCCTTAAGACTATCTACCGATTTCTTCATCGACTCGATTTCAGTCTCAATCTTGCCCTGCCACTTACCCTGTGCCTCTAAATACTCGGTGGTCAGTGGGCAATCCCTTGTAGAATCGACACACTTGTTGTCTGTCATGCAAACGTCCTCATTAAACTGATGCTATACCAAGGCGACGATAGCCCATGAGGATACCGTCGATTTCCGGATCGTTGAAGTGACCACTGGCGGCCGCTTCCGAGAGTGTGTAGGAATATCCCTTCAGGCTTTCCTGGATAATTCGGCCAGCGCCGATTGTACCGACACGATCAACGGTCTTCGGCAGGTACTTGGCGACGATCAATACCGCCGCCCGCTTAATCATCCGTGGGGCCGAGTAGGTCTCTGGCGTCGTACCCATTGCAAAGACAAAGCCGAATGAGCCGGTGACCTTGTAGTTGCGATCACCCTTTGACCAGTAGGCGTCAAAGCGTTTCAGCTTCGGATTTCGGAGAGCGACCTCGGTGAGTAGATCGCTCTCTTGGGCGTAGGCGGTGGACGGGATTTCTGTTAGGACTTCAACACTGGTCGAATTGTCAACTTCGCTTACCGTCGTTATTGCAATCGGTGGATGCGGCAGCAGGAGGATATCTCTATCTCTCCCGCTGGCATAAACGGACGTGTCAACCTTACGGAATAATCGGCCGGTGATCTTTTCGATGACGTCTTCGGCGTCGAGGATCAACGCTTCCGCGCGCGCACGGTTGTACGTCGCGGCGTCAATCCCTTCGGTCTCAAGGTCATCGAAAGTAATGATGTTGCCCATAATCTATGCGTTCTGGACAGTGGCCGGATGCTGAAGGTTGCGGACGGTGTGGTCATAGACAAAGGTCATAGTATCGACGTCACCGGTTCTGTTGATGGTCATATCGAGTGTACGCAAATAGACCGTGCCCACAGCGAGGGTCGCCTCTATCTGAGCATTGGTTGGGGCAACTACGGCAGCGGTCAGTGCGACGGTGCCCGTATAAATGCCCTGCCGGATAACGTTGTCGGCGATGCTACGATAGTAGTAGATCGCGTAGATGATGGACTGACCGTTTGCGAGAATCGCGTTGCCGGTAGTTCCTGATCCGAGATTGATATCAGCGGCGGCGGCAATCTGCGAAGCCACTCCATCGACGAGGATAATCCCTGCCGGACTGCCGGTTCCCATCGCATGAAGATTGACATGGTAATGGAAGGCTCCGGTGCCGGTTGCCTGAACGCACGCGGTTGTCGCGGTGCCATACACCATACCCTGCACAACGCGCGTATTGAAGAATTGGTCATGGGATAACCCCTGACCATAAACGGACTCTTTCATAGTGAACTCCTTGTGGATTGTTAATCTGATTTGAAGCGAACGTGCAAATCTGCCGATACTTATTCGGCCAGATAGCCCTCACAGGCAGCGACGATCTTGTCGGCGGTTGCCTGGCCGATGCCGGTTATTTCCGTCAACTTGTCACTTGCTAAAATGACTTCGTTAACGGTGGTATAGCCAGCGTCACGCAGAAGCCCCAACACCTTCGGCTCCAGTGTTTCGACCAGAGCGATATCGTCGGTTGCGGACGGTTTTGGTGGGGCGTTGTCGCCCACCGGATCGCGGACGATGCAAGGTTCGGATTTGAAAGCCGCTTCACCCTTGAGTTTAAGATAAAGCGGATCGTCTGCGGCCAGTTCGGTAGTCCATCCCTTCACACAACGGAAGCCACTGGAGCTGAAAGAGCTGGCCGTGCAGGTTAGTCTAAATCCATTTGCCATCGTTCACCTACCACGTGGCCGGCGGCGTCACGGCAACGCGCTTTTCGAAGACAAAGGTTTGCGGCAAGGGCACGCAGACTTCACCGTACCAGTAAGTGGTGATTTCGAAGCGGTCGAAATCCTTGTTGTAGGTACGGGAAGAACGCATGGTCCGCCACGTGATCTGGTTAATGGCCTTCGGATTGCCGAGGATGATTGAGGTTTCGTCGGCATAGGTGATCGTGTAGTCGGTGTTGGTCGCGCTGATAACCTGCTGGCCAAGCGAAGTCGTCGTGGTGATCGTGTTGGTTGCACCACCCCAGACTGCCGGAAGGGTTTCGGAAAGTCCGGTCAGATTACAGGTGACCTTGACCATACGTCCCGCGATGGTTGTCGCACAGAGCGTAGTCAGAGTAACCAGGCAGGTTGTCGCGGTCGCGGCTGATACTGAAGTCGGTGCGATCGCAGTTGGCCCACCGGTTGCCGATACATACGGGGTGAGGATTTGCGGACTGCCATCAGGGGGAACTCTCATTTGAGTCTGAATGACCTGATCGCCGAGTCCCGACCGCATACCAGCTGTCGTGCCTGAAATATTCGTCAACGACTTGCGCCAGAGGATGTCCACCATGTCGTTGTAAATCCATGCCAACCCCGGATCGTTGCGGTACTTCTCCGGCATTTTTGTGCGCATGTACGACCAGATGCCCTGGCCCCAAGCCTTACCGGCAGCATCATCGACATTCGCGCCGGCGTTGAGTACCTTGAGCACGCCGTCGGTCATCCGCAACATGCGATTGAGACGAGTTGCGGAACTGAGAGTCGTGTCGCTATTCATGAGGATGTTAGCCCGGTCATTGCCCAGAGCAATGCCGAACTCGCGGGTCATCTGGGCTTCGAAGTCACCCATGCCAGCGTCGGCGGCGTCTTCGATTTCTTCGTAGGTCACATACCACTCTGATTTATATTTCTTCAGAGCGTAAGGAGCGTTGGCGGTCGGAGGCCGAGTAGTGACGGGTGTACCGTCGTTCTGACCCACGCCTTCGGTCACCGGCTCGCTGAAATCGATAACCGGGAAGGTGCCTACACGACTACCCACGGTGCGATTCGTTACCGCACGGGTAATTTCGGACTGATCGCGGGCGGTTGAGAGCAACTCCTGCGTTAACGAAAAGGGCAGAATGCCTCCAAAGTCTTCGGTAGAGGTGTTAATGACCCCGCCTTCAGCCTTGGTGACGATGTTATTCTTGCTCGCCCACTGCTCAAACAGTTGTTTGGTTTTATCGGACATATTGTCCTCTCCTGATTAAGATGTCGATTGAATTGTGGCGCAATGCGCCGAGTGATAATGAAAGTGAGTTACTTCGTCGAGAAGCCGAAGGCGGTTCCGCTGGTCTTTTCTTTTTGGGCTTGGGCGGCCTTCTCCGTTTTTTCCTTCTCCGCAATATCCGCGGCTGAAGGCTGATTTTCCAGGGCGTTCGAACCCCAGACGCGCTTTTTGACATCGGTCATCATGGTGGTGAGTCTGTCGATGTCTTCGGATACTGACTTGCCAAACTCGGTTTCTTCGAGCTTGGTCTCAGCCGACTTCTTGACCTCGTTGAACTGGGTAGTCAGCTCGGTCTTGAGATCGCCGATTGACTTGAGTATTGGTGCCAGCGCCGCATCGAGCATTTTCTGGACGTCTTCAGGTTTCATTTCCTGTTCTCCTTCTGCGGCTGGGTCGCCGCTCGTTTTATCAATTTTGGATTTATCTGCTGATTTGGTTGCGGGATTGAATAGCTCGACGAAGGCGTCGCGGCACTGGTCGAATGACTCAACGATATTGGCGGCCTTTTCCGCCTGGCTGGTTGTTTCATCGTAGATGATTGACCATAGCGAGTTTTCGAGAGCGTTCATCATCTCCGGGGATTCATCGTAGAACCGTTGGAGTGAATAGGTAGAGTCGAAATCGGCGGAGTCTTTGGCAATGGGGTGTTTTGCGAAGAATTCTTTAATCGCCTTGCCAAATGACCAGGACTTCCCCGCCGGGATCGGTTCACGTTCGGCGAACGCGCCCATTGACACGCCGGTATAGGTGCCGTCGAGAATGCCTTTCCAGACTTCATCGCTGACGATCTGGAACTTGACGAGCCACGCTCCAGCGACTGACTTGGCAAAGCCCAGTGCCTTACCGAGTGACCCGTCAACGTCAACGCATGACTGTGCGATCTTGGCAATATCCTCGAACACCTCATGCGAGTCGCCCGCGCCGGTGCCCTTCTGCCGCTTGTCACTCAGGACCATGCCGAAATTGTCGCACGCCTTTTCGACCTCCTCTTTGGTGACGACATCACCTTCACGGTCGGCGTCATCCGGGATCAGGACGTAAGCATAGACCTGCTTTTTCATTTCGTCTTTGCCGAGGAAGGTGACGGACTTGGTTAGACGGTTTGCCTCGCGCAACCCAGCTATTGCCGCCTCCGCCGACTTAATCAGCGCGATAACCGCGCCCGGGACCATCGGCGTGCCACAAATCGACACCTCGACGGGCGTAATGTTCTTGAGATAATTCTTGCGATCAAGACTCATGGTTTATCCTTTGTTGGGATTACTAATCTGCTTTGAACAGCATGGCGACGGTGACGCCCTTGAGTGTGCCGGCTACGTAGTCGATACCGATGGTCACAGTCTTGGCGGCTTCGATTGCCAAGTTAGCGGCAGGTACATCATGCACCCAACCGTAGACGGCGGCCAGTGGGTTGCAGCGCACATTCCAGATTGAATCGGTTGCGAATGCCAGCGCCGACGCCCGCGACGATGCACCCTTGAGGATATGAACATAGGCGTCGCCGGTCGCGCCGACATTCTCCGCTATCACCGTGACTTTGAGAATCTTTCCGGCAACGGCGGTATAGAACAACGCGTGATTTTCATCCTCGTTAACATCAACGCTGATTGTGCCAGTGACTTTCGAAACCCAGAGTTCCGGCAGTTTGGTCGCATAATCAGCGGTGACGTGATTCAGCGATTTATAGAACAGTCCGCCGACATAGATATCGTACCAGCCGGTCGGCAGCGAGGCGATGTTGACGACGCCATACTGGTCGGCATTGCCAGACCAGACGATGGGCGTTGTGGTGCCGGCGGCGTAAACCACTATCGTTGCGTTTGGATAGAGCCTTAACAGGTCGCTGTCGCTTTCACAGCGCAGTATCAGGTCTTGGTAGTCTTGGGACATTTGGTTGCCTTTTCGAGTTTAGCTTTTCCGCCGGTAAACTTCTCCCAGCGTTCGACGATGACGTCGCAGTAGCGCGGGTCAATTTCCATCATGTAGCATTTGCGGTTGAGTTGTTCGCAGGCGATCAGGGTTGAACCGGAGCCGCCGAAGCTGTTCTTGAATTCGCCTTGCCCGTAGAAGATATGCTTCTTTTTCCAACCGAATAATATAGGCTCGTGGCGATAATCATAGTCAAGTCTGCCCATTGAAAACACCGCCGCGTTTTTCACCCAAATCAGTTCATGCTTGATTTGCCAGTGTTCACTCATCATCATCATCATCATCATCATCATCTGATCGCCGCCCTGACACATCGTCATGTAGAAACTGCAATGGTCAGCGGCTGACTCATATAAATTCTTGAATGCTGGCCGCCATAGTTGCTCGGCGCATTGTTCTGTTGTGAGATTGTCGCCGACAATAGGCCGACAAGTCTTTCGATACTTGCCTTTTGACTTTTTATTCAGAACGTCTTGGTCTTTACCGTAGTTGACTGCATACGGCGGATTGGTAAATACCATGTCCGCCTTCTGCCCGTCCATCAATCGCTCGACATCCTCTTTCTTCGTCGCATCACCACACAGCAACCTATGCTCGCCGAGCAGATATAGATCGCCGAGTTTGCTCTTGGCTTTCTTTGGCGGCTCGGGGGCTTTGTCTTCGATGGGCGCTTGATCTTCTTGTATCGAGGCAAGCAATCCATCAAGACTACTCTGGTCGAACCCCGTGCTCTCGAAATCCGTGATCGATAGCTGCTGGAGTTCCTTGAGTTGGTCGGCCAGTGCTTCATCGTCCCACGTCGCCAATAGCGCGGTTTTGTTGTCCGCTATGGCATAAGCCATCGCCTGCTTGCCCGCGAGTGTCGTGCGGACGATTGCAATCTTTCTCCAACCGAGCGCCTTCGCAGCTTCCAGTGTGGCATTGCCCGCGACGACGATATTGCCTTTGCCGACGACTAACGGTTTTTGCTGGTTGAATTGCAGCAGACTCTTTTTGATCGCGCCGAGGTTCTCGTCATCATGCAGGCGGACGTTACGGGGATCGGTCTTGAGTTCCTTGATGTCGATCAGTTCAATTTTCATGCCGCAATTATCCCGCATCTGCAGGACCAGTGGTAAGGCGGCATTCCTATTCCGGCTGCCTGCAATTCCATGCTTGACCTGTTGGTAATCTGGTCGATGCTTGGCCAAGGAGCGACCATCTTGACCGTTTCCGGATCGCTGCAATTCATAAGCTGCTGACGTTGCCCCATAGCGGAAGCGACAGAAAACTCCTTACCGTCCATCTCCGAGCAAACGTCACATACCTTCTCGTCGCCCGCACTGAATATCTCGAAATCCTTAAATCCCGCCTCATCAAACCCCCCTATAGCTCCGAAGTTACGCGAGCGACTCATGGCGTTGGCTGCCAGTCCCTGCCAGTAGTTGGCCGGTTTCATCGGTACGCCGGGATAGTCTTCAAAGAAGTTTCCGAGCATCTTGCCGATTTCCTTGCGGCCTAATCCTTGCGCCATGCCTTCAGCTACGGTGTTGGCGATCGCGCCGGAGAGATTCTTGTCGTAGTAGTTGCCGATCCAGTAGAGGTGATGATCAGTGAGCCAGTTAACCGCCGTCTTGTCTACCAGTCCGAAACTGATGTCGATTGACGGCATGGCCTCGGTGACAATCATCTTACCAGCGCCGTAGGATTTTTCAAAGAGGTCAAGTAGTTCGGTTCGCATGGGCGTCGCTATCTCGGGACCGATATGATCCCGAAGGATGCTAATGACGACGCCTATTTCGTCATGCGTCATCGTGGTCTGGACGGCTTCGATATAGGCGCGGGCTTTTGCGAGTCCGGCTTTCTGTGCAACGATCCACTCTTCCCAAACGAATGAGAGCCAGGCTTCCTCATAAGGCAAGCGCCTACGCTTCTCAATAATCTGGTCGATCAGCTCGACGGCAAGGGCGCGTTCGTCACCGGTGAGGCAGTTGATGCACATCAGGCGGCCTTGCGCTTCGATAGGAAATCACGGAGTCGCTTGAGCATGCCGACAAGAGCGGACTTCTGTACCTGGTCTTGCCGCTTGCTCTTTTCGTCGGCTGTCGCTGCGTTAGTGTCCGGCGGTTCCTGCTCTTGTCCGAAGTTGCCGAACATGCTCGGCGGTGCATAGGACGCTTCAAACTCTCCGAGCAGCATATTGCGTATGGACTCGTCGAGCTTTGGCGGCTCTTTGCCCATTAGTTCGGAGATATAGTCAACGGCGTGGCCAACCGGAACGGCACTCTTGAGTGACGACATAGCCGTGATGATATTAGCGTCGTCTGCCGTCGGCGTGCCGCGTGACTTCATTTTCCAGCGCTGTATCTCCATGCCGGCGATGATCGTGCGGTTGATCTTCTCGTCAAAGGCCGTGCGCTCGGGCTGGAATACCTGTTGCTCGGCAACGATCTTCGCTTCGATTGCGGCGGCGTGACTATACTCTTCTGCAGCGCCGATCAATAGCGGCGGCAGGCGGAATGACTCACGGATTGCCTTGGCGTTGTTCTTGATGTACTCCTGAAAGAGTGCGTCCTGTTGCAAGAATTCCGTCATCGGCTTTACGTCGATGCGGACGGGCGGAACTTTCTCATCACCGACGGCGCCGCCAGTGGGAGTGGCTTCAAGGATCAATACCTTGTGGAAGTTCTCCGAGCCTTTGAATTCATGTTCAAGATAGTCCTTGAGTTCCTGCTCGGCACCTGGGCCAAGCGTACCACCGGCAATGGTGATGATGAACGGCGGGATCGTCTTGTTGTCGAAGTAAAGGTAGTTGACCTTTTTCGCTTCGGTGCTACCCATGATGTTCATCAGCTCGGACAGCCAGGGCGGCTCACCGTAAACTGAATTCTGGGTATCATCAGCGAAGTGGATAATCTCTGTGGCCTCGGTGCCGATAGGCCAGCGGCCGCCATCCTTGGCATACTCACCGGTGATCTTGTTCAATGACCGCGGATCACCAAATTCCTTAAACCATACCTTCTGATCGTTGACCAATTGCAGGTAGCGGCGGAATTTCGTCAGGCGGTTGACCTGTATCCATTGATCGCCGTCGCGTAGCCACTGGACATGTTCAGTCGGCGTCTTTTGCCTTGTCGTAACCCTGATTGTGCTTGATGAGACGTGATGCAGCTCGGCGATCTCGTCGCCGATGTTGCGGACCACCTCAAGATCGGCATAGCCGGTGAGGCACTTATCTGCCCGCATGTTCATCTTGATATCTACCCAGGAGTCGTGCGCGTTGGGATAGTCGAATAGAAGTTGCAGGCGACGGCGTTCAACGTCATCGGCGGTGCTCGGCTCGGCGTCCGGCTGTTCGACGGTCGGCACGAATTCCACCTGCCAGCCCATGCCATCGATGTTGACCTTCATGGCCTTGACGCATTGCGCCATAACGTCGCAGTTGATCGTGAAGCGGGAGAGGATCGCCGGATTGTATAGCGGCTGAATTAGTTCGTTTTCAGAGTATTGCAGGGAGAATGGATCGAGTGCATTAGACAATGCCGCCGAGCTTGAAACGGTTGATATCTTATTGAAGGAGATAACCCGCCCGTGCGCGACAGTCTTCTCGCTCTTGTCGTCGAGCAATTCAAAACGCTGTGTGCGGGTAAGTTTAGACAACTCGGCCATTCTTGAATTCCTTAATCAGATCAAACTCGGACTGGAAGTAATCGCTATTGCTAAAGTGGGCAGGTGTAGTCCACTCCACGGCGGTCTTGATATGATTGCCGTCGGTCAACTGGTGATCGACATTGTCCCACTTACCCGCGAGACGCCAGACGCGTTCGTCAACGATATCGAATAGACGGCGCATAGGATTGGCCGTTTCCATTTCTTCATGGTGTTTGCGTAGTGCCTCAAGTAGACCGCGGACCCACACCGAACAGACCGGCTTTGCCTTAGTCCCACCGATTAGCGGAACTGATCCTGCCGGATATTTGAGCAGCGAATAGATGACGAAGTTGACTAACTGCTCGTAACCATACTTCTGGCCAAGCATCGACTCGGCAGTTTTGACCAGGAACATGATATCTGCAAGGTCAAACTCGCGATAGCGGTAGCGGAGAATCCGGACATGCTGAAAGGCAATCTCCGAAATCGGGAACTTGCGAATGACCGGCGCAGTGCATTCGTAAAAGCATTCAGCGGTCGGAAGACCCGCATACAGTTCAGTGGCTGAACTGCCGCCCAGATATAGCATAACGTGTGTGGATTTGTTAAACCCCAATTGACCAAAGTAACCCTCCTGATATCTTTGAATTCCGGCGCGGGCGATTTGAAGCGGATAGTCCTTGAAGTGCAGTAAGTCGAGGGGGTGAGTAAGGAGGTCGGTTGGATCCCAGACGTAAGTCAGGATATCGCACGGCTCAATGAACTCAGCCAAACGCTCGCACGCCAGATTTAGACTCGGCATTTTTATTCTCTTCTGGTTGGGGTGTCTTATGCTTGCGTCGTGCTTCAACGTCCATCACTCGACGGGCGCCACTGACGGCAATCCATAGAGCGGACAGTTGATCGTCATGGTCGGATTGCTCGGGGTTATTAAGCTCGGCACAAAGGGCATCGGTGATTTGTCTGTCCTGCTCGGTTTTGTAAGGAAGGCGTATCTGGCCATTCTCGAATAAGACTGACAGCGAGGGATAGCCCTCATAAGGATCGTACTTGTTCTTGCCGGTTGTCCGATGCGCCGCCGTGGGGACTCCAGTTTTGTCTTTGAGCTCCCAATGGATGATCTCGCCGAAACTGTTGACTTCGATAAATTGCAGGTCGGCCTTATGTAACCGCGCCTGATTGACGAACAGGTCTTGAATCTCTTGCGGTGACAGTCCGCGATCGCGCGTCAACCCGACTAAATCAAAATGCCCATTAGGCAGGATGCCAAGGGAGATGATCACCGTGTAGTCGGTATCATGCCGTTCGGCCAGTTTGCGGCTTAACGTCAGCGCGGGATCGCCGCCCTGAATCATCTTGACATAGTGCGAGCGATCGTACTGGCCATAAGACAGGTTGGTATCTTTGCAGGCATCGAGCCAGGCCTGCTTGATTAGCGCCGTTTCGTCGTCAGAGACGACGCCCTGAAACTCGCGGTTGAAGATGACCGATCCCGAACTATACCGCTTGGCCAACAACCGATACACCGGCCAGCACTCGGGGCAAAGCGCTTCTCCCTGATCGCCATCATGGATGACGACGCGGCAGCGCGTGTCCTTTTTCCATTCGTCGAGTTCCGGCTCGTCGAGTTCGATGATCTGGTAACTCTCAGGTTCACGAATCAAAGCGGGAGAAACGATTACCGTATAGCCGCGATCACGCAATAGGTGGTGGTAAAGATCGGCGACGCCTTTGCGATTGCCGAGAAACCAAAGGACACCCCACGGTGCCAGACGGCTATCGATAGTGCCTTTGACAAGCTCAAGTAATTCCCGTTGTATGTCTTGATTGCGTGCATCCTTCTCGCTCGCAACCGGATCATCAAGGATTAGCACGTCGAAGCGTGAGCCGATGATGGCGCTGCCAACTCCGAATGCCTCATAAGTGGGGTCTTTCATTCGCGCCGAACGGGATACTTGAAATGCTCTCTCGCCCCATACTCCACGCTTCGGCTTGAATGTTCCATAGTCGGCTACGAGCTTCGGATTCTCAAGGTCTTGACGGAGAAGCGAAACGTTCTTCGTCGCAAGATCTTTGGATGCCGAAATACACCCGATACGGATGTTGCGCGGACCGATGTCACCGAAGCCATGTAGGATTAGGTCAAGCGGGATAATGCGTGAGACCAATTCGGTCTTGCCCGCGCCCGGTTGGCTGATAATCCCGCCCCGGCTCATTCGCCGGAGCTGCGCATTCCAGTTCTTCTGGCATGGCCACAGTTCGCGGTCGAGGTAGCACTTGGACAGGTAGCCGAGCGACTGCTTGGCAAAGAATCGCCGGCCTGATGGCGTGGCGTTTCCAAGCTTGACTAAGAAATCGACCGGCGGGCCGATATCAGCTTTGGTCGTCATCCGGCTTGGTGAGTTCGGTTATCGCTGCCTCAGCAAGCTTTTTCATGGCGTCGTCGGTGAGGCAATTTAGTAGGTCGGTAACTCTATCGCCTTCAGGCAGGACAGGAACTTCCGGTTCGTATTTGTCGAGCAGTTGGTCTTTTAATTCGACAAGTTTTACGTAGTCGGTCATACTGACCTGCATCGCATAGACAACACCCTTGCCGCCGCATTCCGCACAGACAATCTCTTTCACCCTTCCGGATCCCTGACAGGATGAACATTTGACCTTATGGCCGAGTCTGGCGATGATGATTGCCGCCACATGCCCGATGAATCCGTTGGTTATCTGCAACTCGCGATTAATCGTGAAGGCAGTCTTATCATCGCCGGCCTTCTGCGCTTTGGCGAGAATGTCATCGCGCCGCTTATGCCAACCACGTTCTTTCATGTATTTCTTGACGGTAGCGTCAGAAACGTGGCATTTGCGGGCGGTTACCCTGACACTTTGGCACTCAAACCATGCACGAAATAACTTCTCGGTCTGTCTTGCGGACAGCTCGCGTCCAGAGGGCATAAATCCTTATCTGTTAGAATTCAACGGCGCGGACCTGGGAGGGGATACCGCGCCGCTGTTGGGAGTAGTCATGTCGAACACCGGAAAGGAGTTCGCTTTGAACTTTAATGGTTCTATAAAAAGAAAGGCATTTGACATTCCGGACGATTCGCCTTGTCCGCCAACGGGTTACGCCAATACCGTCATTTTGGTAGTTTTCTCACCTTTTCTGTCAGCCTTTAGTCATGCGCCTTCCCGCAAATCCCCATTTTTCATTTCGCGCAGAATTCCAATTATCGCCGGAGCTTGACCACTTTCGTAAATGATGGAATGATAGTGGATTGTGGGGAGCAAAAGTTTTATTTGCATCAGTTGTCCGATATTGGCGGACATCCGAATAAACGCCTGAAAACTTCCGCCCATACGCGCCTCGCCACCGCTTCAATCAACAACCGGCGACCATCATCAGCGAGTTGCTTTTGGAGAGCGACACAGTTCTCACAGTCGCATTCCGTGCTGAAGTGCCACCTGATATGACCGTCTGACTGGTCGTCTATGATCTTCACTTCTCCCCCAAATCCTTGTAGGGGTCAAATTCCTCCGGCCCCCCGCCCGCCCCACTCGCTGGCCATGTGATGTCAGATAAGTTCTGCGTCGGTTTCATCTTTCGTCCGCGTCCTCCAAAGGGTCATCCAATTTGTTTATCTTCCCACTTGAATGCATTTCGTGCCAATCGCCGCTGTTCATGTCCAATATGTCGAAAGTAAATCTTCTATCAGGCTTCCTCCTGTCTCGCCAGTCTACTATCCTCTCAAGCGATATAAACCTACCGATGAGATTGTCGTGGATGTCCCAGGCAAACAGCAAGAATCGCTTCGGGTTGCGTATTGGTTCAAGCACGTTGCCCTCGACGGGTTCTGTGTCGCGGGGCATTGCCGGGTATCTGCCTATGGTTACCTCGTAGTCATCGACGATGAGTTTGTTTAGTCCCTCAGCCTTCAGCTCGACCTCTATCCATAAACCGCATTCGCACAACTCGTGAAAGTTCCGAGTCTGCCTAAAGTCAACTTCATTCAGGTTGGGGAATTTATCGAGGCAATCCCTTGTCTGCCATTCCTTGACCATCCGCCCACAAGTGCAAACGACCGGCTTGAACCCTATCACATTATCGTACATGCCCATTTCAGTATTCTCCCTTCGGTTCTGGCATGGTTACTTACCTTTCTTCCGCCGCTTCGGCTTGGCGGCAATCTTGCCCCTTGGCATCTTGAAGAAATCGTCCACCAACGACTCCCCAACTACAGCGTTAATTCCCGTATCCCGAGCGAAGCCGGCGAAGGCAGCCCTTACCCGCTCCTGCATCTTCTTGGCTTTGGGCGTGTCAACGTTCAAGGGGTAGTGAAACGTCATCAGGTAATCAATCGTCTCAAAATCGTCACTCGCGCTAAGGCTGATGTCAATTATGGGTTTTACGTGTTTGTACATGGTTACTCCTTTCAACGGAAATCTAATCTTTATCGTCCTTGATTTCGAGGTATATTTTTGGGAACAACGGCTGAATAATAGGAGACGGAATCCGCCCGGCTGCCAAGCATTCATTGCAAACCGTCGAGCCAATAAGTAGATGCGCTTCATCCATCGAGTGACAAGAATGCTTAATCGGACTGCCACAAAACTCGCATTTCCCTCTCAGCTCGAACCGTGTTACCTCCCAAGTACCCACGCGAAATAATCTCAAGGCCGCCATCGCTTCTACTTCCCCTCCGGAAATAATAGATCGCTTGCTCGTGCCTCGCCTTGCGTTGGATAAGTTATTAGCCCCAGCGTCTTTAGCGCGCTCAACTTGTTAGCAAACGCCCCACCACCAGCCGCCGCCTCCACATATTCGGCAAGCTTGGCACGTGTAATCGCCTCCGGATAGTAGTCAATCAATACCCGTAGCAGCTTCGCTTTTGAGTTACCAACCTTACTGAGCCAGAATCTGCTCAAATTGGAAGTGTGCGGCATGTAACCATCCGGATCGGCTACGGCTTGACCCGCTTGCGTAAGCGCCAGCCCGCCAGACACGTAATCGATGAACCCACCCGAGCGCAGACTTGAAATCAGGTTATTGTATGCGCCGCCGCCGGAAGCATAGCCCGCGTGAATAGCCACCGTCTCACGCGTGGCCGGAGAAATTCCAAAGCGCTCCAATGCGGCAATGATGTTGATGATCTTGCGCTGGGTCGGCTTGAGGTCGGGATTAGTAGATTCGTGAAATGGTAAACTTTGGGCCACCAGTGATCCCCCCAACCGTTCGACCGCACGCTGAATTTCTCCACCGCTTTCGATCAATAACCTCTTTTGTCTTGCAGTTAGGTTTACCGGCGGATCATCGAGGATTCTTAGTCGCTCCGTCGTCTTCTGACTCTCACTGACGAAGTATTCCGTCAAGTCCTCATTCGCCGATTGTTGCAATGTCTCAACTGCCTTCTGAAGCAAAGTTGCGTTCTTACTGACGGCATCTTTGAAAGCATGTAGCTTCTTGAGCGCCTTGCCGCACAATTCCAGTTCGGCCTTCAGCGCCCGAATTTCCTCCACATGGTTGCAAGGCTTAGCCGCTGTAACCTGCTTGGCTAAATTTAGTTCGCGCTCTAAATCTGCGATCCGCTTCTTGAGCGTGCGTGGATCTTCCGCCTTGGCCTTCTCAACGGTCGCCAATATCTGCTTGCTCAATTTCTCAAGGTTGGGTTCGGCAACGTGCTTCGGCTTTTCGAATGCACCGCCTGCCTCCGGAGTCTTGGAGCTGTCAAAGGTCAGTTTCTTGCGGACGTCAACCTGGGTGAAACACTCCAGCCAAGCGGGGGACCAAAACCATGCGCGTCCTTTCGGCATCGAGGCCAGTGTTGCCATGAATTTCTCTCGCTGTTCCTTGGTGCCATATCGCTTAACCCAATCGTCAACCGCGTCCTGGTCGATGTTGCCGACAATGCCCAGGCAAGTGAGCAGTTCCGCCATCATCAACACATTCTTGTTGAGGACCGCCGGACGTTGGGTAATCAATGTCATTCCGATCCCGCGCGATCGCCCGCGCCGGACAATAGCTTCGAAGGCACCAAGCATTCGCTGTTGCCCGGGCATCGGCCTTTGGGGCGCGAAACTGTCGGATTCATCCAACATGATATGAATTGGCGTCCGCTTCTTGGCCTTCTGGCGATAGAGCCTCTCTGCGAACGCAGTCACAAACCGATCTTGCGCCGCATTCGATTCGAAGTGCGACAGGTCAAGCACGACCGATTGATCGGTATCAACTATGAAGTCGGCGATGATTTCGCCCGCCGCCGGCTCCAGCGGAACGTTGCCATGCTCGCCGCCCATGACGATGATCGGAAATCCTTTGCCCTCGCCGTCCGCCTGCAAGCCATACCAGACGCCGGTCGGATCAAGGCAGACAACTTGCGCCCCGGCCTTGAGCATTTCCTCGGTCTGCACCATTGCCAGATAGGTCTTACCCTTGCCCTTCGTGGCGACTATCGCCTGAGTCTGGGTTACCAGGTCGAGCGGCAGAGTGAATTTCTTGCCGTCCAGAGTTTTGCCGATGTTAAGCATGAAACGGCTCCGAGTCGATGGCGGTCACTCTTACCGAATCCCAACGAGATAGTGACGTGCGGACGGTAGATTGCTCACTGGAAATTATCACCAGATTCATTTTACTCGGAAGTCGTATCACCCCATTATTGTAGCGAGCAACCAACTTGAGCGCACACCGGACTATGAGGTCAATCAGTTTTTGTTTCATGGCTTGACCTCGTCCCTGTGGTATTTCGAATACCATTTTGTTCCGATAATGTTCTTGGAATTATCATCAACAACAAACGCCAAGCGATCATCACAGAGGATGTCAGTAATCGTGGCCATCAATGAGAGTGCCGATACGCCGTCCGTTGATCCGGCGCATTCCGCCACACCTAACTTGGGAACTTGCCTTTCCAGTTCGAGTAAATCATATCGGTCCTTGCGAAAGAAGGATATTTGGGAATTTAGTTCGCCATATCTGATCGGCCGAATTGCGAAGAGTTTATCGAAGAGTTCTGTCAGTAGATTTTTCCGGTGTATTCTATCGGCCATTGATTCGTCAATCTGCCGTTGTCGATATGCGCGCAGTTCCTTCAGTTCGGCATCAACACCCCGGAGCATGGTGGCAATAGATAGACAGAACTGCTTGGACATCTTTTTGTGGAGTGCGCCCTCCGGTTCGCCACCTTCAACCGGCAAGGCGATAGTGCCGTCAAGTCGGTAGAAGGGATCGGCTTCCAACGCCTGTATTAGTTGCTGCAATTGCTGATTCATTTCTTCCCCTTCTTGCTCTTCGCAGACTTACCCACCTTTACGGGTGCCGTGGTTTTCTGTGAGGAGCCCGCCTTCGGCTTCGGATCGGGCACGGCCTTGAGGGCTTCGGCTTCGAGGTCTGCCCAATTGAGGCCGAGTATCTTCTCGGCGAACGGGCGGACGACGTCAATATATTCGAGCGAGATAGCGAATGAGTAATCCGGCAATTTGATCCGGCCAGCCACCAAGTCCCAGAGTCTCTTGGTCGCGTCGGTGATTGACACGGCACCGAAGCTGCCGATTCCTTTCCATTGCTTTGAATCACCGCAGCAATGACATAGAATGGCTTCCAGCATTTGCAGTTTGATGGTATGAGACGCATCCGTGAGTGGCTGCGGCACTTTCCTGCTGCTGATAATGGAATTGATCTTGTTGAGGATAATCTTGCCGCGCCGCGCCTTGCGATCATCGACGGCCGATAGCGATTTCTTGGCCGGTGATCCGGATGATGACGACGACTTGCGGCCGGTGGTTACGAAGATCACGTCTCCGACATTCGCGCCGCTGACAATGATAGCCGCCTTCGCATTCTTGTCGGTCTTTTTGGCTGATTCGAATTCGTGTGATTCGAGAATCTTCTTACCTTTGCCAACGGCGCTTACGGTTTTCCGCCCTTGTTCCCAGTCGTTCTTCCCCGCAACGAGCAGCAAATCGCCGTGCTCTTCGCGCGCCCGTTCCATCTTGCTCCTGAACCATGATTCGCGCTTACCATTCCAGCAGGCCACGTCGAGGCAGCGGTCAATAGACTTACTACCTTTGTTGACGTCAACTTCTCCGTCAAAGAGAAGCGGTTGACAACTTGATCGCTTCGGACATTCTGAACAGGCTCCGGCCTTGGGCAGCAACAATGAATCATTAAGCGGCCACGGCGCGCTGGACAGTTTTTGGTTGTAGTCCGAAAGATGATTCTTCAACTGCTGAAGGTCAGGATTGCCCCACTTGAATTGATCCAGTAGAGCTTTCTGCGTTGACGGCTCCTGAGCAGCAATCAATTCGACGGTGTTCACGGACATCGGTCTACCGTCTTTCTTCTGCCAGCGCTTGATCCATTCTGGAATGAGCGTAAGTAACCGCTCGCGCCTGGCAACGGATTGCGCCGACATCGCCAAATCCGCCGCAATCTCTTCGGTCGAACGGCCGAGCTTGCGTAGTTTGGCAATTGCTTCGGCCTCCTGTAATGGCGTAAGTGGCAACCGGTGAACGTTTTCGCTAATGCGCATGGCCTGAGCCTTGTCGTCAGTTGCCTCCATGACGATGCAACGGATCATCTTCTCTTTCAGGAATTGCGTTGCTGCATACCGCCGATGACCAGCGATGATTTGATATCCGGAAATTGGCCCAGCCTCGTTAGTCCGGATTGGTGTCACAAGGATCGGCTGAATCAGTCCGATTGCCTTGATTGATTCCGCGAGCGACCTCACGTCTTTCGCGCGTTCGCCCGACTCCGCGGGCTTGATGTTCGTGAGTAGAATTTCCTGTACTTGCATGACTCTCCTATCCTTTCGTTTTCAATTCGTCTATCGTTAATCCGTAAACACAACTTGCCGCCCGCCCACGATGCACCGACCCGTATTTGACCTCAATCTTTTTAACGGCTTCAGTGAGACCACAACCATCTACCTGAAGGTCCCGAAGTTCATCGGCGTACAAGCTCGCATCCCATACGCCATAGACGTAGTCGCCCTTGTGGCCGACAATCAGGCCCGTATCGATGTAGGCTTCGTAACCATAGTCGTGGATTATCCGGCAGAATCCCCCGTCCTCGCCGTATAGTTCCGAGCAAGGGAATAGTTCATGGTTAGGGTTCTTCGTCAAACAGTCCCGCAAGAGCCGCGTCGATATCAGAGTGAAGCCAAACCCCAAACCATCGACCTCCAGCAACTTGTCGGGTTCATAGTCTACCACGTATGCCATCTTCTTGTCGCCGATGTTTGAGAAGGTGCCAAAAAGTGGGACGTGCGGAGGCGCTTTCTTGTACTGGACGGCTCCCACCAAATCTTTCTGGTGCGCGAGTAATCTCACCAGTGCGTCCGGGGGAATGCAGCAGGTGTCGGAGTCGATGGTCAACAAATAATCGGCTCCGATCTTGAGGGCATCATCGACAAGGAACCGGCGATTCAGCGGCAACAAGGAACATACCGCCACGATAAAGGTTATGTGACCTTTGGTGAAAACATCGACGCCGTTCGCTTTCGAATAGAGTACCAGCGAGTCAATCTCTTCATACAGCCGGTTGTGAATGAACCCGTCATACGAGGGAATGCCAATCAGGACGGTCGGTTTCTTGTCGGTATCAGTCATCACTTCTCCATTTTCAAATCTTCGAACGCGTCGACTACTCGCGACGCCGCCGCAGTGACCGCATTAACGTCAGTCGATGAAAATTCAACCGTCACCACGCCGATCTTCTGCTTGCCCGTGCGTGCGGTGTCACGCAGTTCAATAATCCGTTCAAACAGCGTCCCGAGCTTCCGCGCGTCGTAACCCTTCTCAAAGGTCTCACGTGCGGCGGCAATGCAGCGACAGGGGCAGTTGCCGTGGCGGCAGTGATCGGGGGATTCCCTCCTCTCCCCAATCTGGTTGAGCACTTCGGAAAACGGGATCGAGGTATACTCACGCTCGAAGTCCTCCGGGGTGCGATCCTCCGGTATGCGGTCGATTGTCATCACCCCACCAACCCGAACGATTCGACTTCGTCTTCCAATTCTTGGAGGGAAATCAATTGCTTCTCTGCCTTGTCGAACTCCTGCTGGGCAAACATTGATCGCGTCTCGCCCTCCGGTGGTGGTGTACTGAAACTCTTAAGCCGACAACCAGCGTTTTCTCTAAGTACATCGAAATGCAGGCTATTGACTTCACACCATTTCTGCACCTTGGTCAATGCGTCGCTGGCGGATTCCCCCTCACTTAACTCAACCTCGATACAGACCTTCTCATGCTCGTAGTCTCCGAGATTGTAGAGACGTTCGTATCTGACTGTGTTGACTTTCATATCATCCTCTCCTGTCCTTGGCTTTCTGATTTTGTTGCCCGCGTGTGACTGCGGTTGGCCTTGCGGTATGGCACGTCGTGTTTGTTATGGCATTTTTGACAAAGAGCGCGGAGGTTGTTGTCCTCGTCGTTGTTCGTCGGATCGTTGTCCAGGTGAGCGATGGTGAGGACGATCCGTATGAGCTTTGCTCCGGGCGTCTCTGCGAATAGGTCGTCAAATTCCAGCATCGGTAGATAGAAATCGATGTCACGCGGGTCGTAACATTTCTCGGTCGGAGCACACCAGAATTCACCCTCGCTATCCCTGAACCCGAGCACATGATTCGGCACTCCACAGAATTCGCACTTGTTCTCCGCTCGCTCAAGTATCCTCGCACGAATCTCTTTCCAGTTCTCCGCGTAAAGGTGCTTCTTGTCGGGACTGATTGGCATCCGGATCAATCCCCTACCGTCGTGGCGAGTTTCGCGCCCAAGTGATGCTTGTTGAGATTGGCCGCTGCCTTCTGGTCGATGCCGGCGTCCGCGCCTCTTGCGCCGAATGTCTTCGCGGGCTTGGGCACTTTCGGAACATACGCCTTGCTCGCCGCCGGTTGGCAGTCATCACAGTATTTGCGCGCCACGCTCTTGCGGATGTAAGAAAACTCCGATCCGCACTTTTTGCAGACCCCGTCTGTCTTGACCCCGGACTTCCCTTGTGACTTGTGACTGATGGCCGGCTTGAGCGATGTAGTGACTCTCTTAATTATTTCCACCGCGTCTTGAGTGAGTGCCGGCACGAACACCAAATCACCAAGCATGATCCGATCTACCACCGAAGCGATCTCCGGCGAAACGTTCTTCAATTCGAGAGTGACCTTCATGTCGATAGTCGGATTATCCATTCTTGCCTTCTTAGTGCCGCGCCGGTCACTGATTACTACTGGCCAAGCATGACCGGCACGGCGGGTGGGGTTTTATTTCATCGTCCAGAGTTCGGTTAACATGACGCGCTGATAACCCGCAAATATCGCCTGCGGGTGATAGTCGTACTGCTTGCCATTGGCGTCGAAGATCTCAATGCCTTCGTTTGTTTGCAGTCCGGTAATCTTGCCGCTCTTGCGCGTTTCATACGGATCGTTTCCGTAGGCAGCGGAGAAGCGCATCAGTCCGGCGGCACAGAATACGCCAGCGCCACAAACGACGCCCGACATTACGCACTTAAAGATTAGCTCCTTGCCCGGTGCTGCGAGGACGCCATCGATGCGAACATCCTGGCCAGCGAAATCCATCCACCAGGGCGATGGTATCACCCCATTTTTCTTTTCGAGTACCCTCTGAATCTGCGCTGGTGACGGCGGCTTCACGATTGGTTTTGTCTTGGTTGGCATTAGTTACTCCTTTGGCGATATGGTTTTCTTGCCGGCGTGGCAGCCCGCTTCGGCGGTGTACTGCCTAAGCGTTTATGCTCATAGAGCGCGACGGCCGCTTCGACCAGCGCTCTTGTTTCATCGTCCTTGATTGATTCCGCCGCCTTGGCCGCACACTCGATTTGAGCGTCAAGTTCCCCGCCGGTGTGATCCGTGGCGGCGATGAGACAGTTGCGGTCGAAGCCTTGGAATATCCGTGAGAGTAGTTGCCCGTACGGCCTCGCCATGCTCGGTAGTTGCCGCCATAGTTCGGGGTCTTCTGTTTGTGCGAAGTAAGCAATATAGATGCGCAGGATCGCAAGTGTCCGCTGATAGATTTCTTCGCAGCCGTGCGCGGAAGTGATCCCGAATCTTTTCATCAGCGCGGTCGTGGGCACCCCGATCTTGATCTTGTTGACTACCAGCTCGCGTTCCTCCGGAGTCAGTCGGGCGAATGCCAACTTGACGGCGCGCAGGACTTCAGGTGAATGGATTAGTTCGTGGCCGAGTGCGTTGACGATGTCTTTTGGTTCAAACAAGCTCAACGTCCGCCATCCTTACTTTACAGCGCGTTGCCTGGTCAAAGAGTGCAATCTCAATAGCAATCATGCCAGCGCCGGCAGCTCCGAGGACTTGCCCAAATGTTCCTCCGAATGCGCCGCTGGTTATCATCACCGTCTTGTCGATGTATGCTGCCGCGAAATCCCCGGCGTTCGCGCGCAACTTGCTCGTGGCGTTCATTCCCTCGATGCCCTTCTGGATTTCGGCGAGCTTTTCATCCGTGATGTTGGCGATCCAATTGCCGAAGATCACCGGCGACAGCGGGAGTCGGTCGATGTAGTCGATCAAGGTAGGAAGCGACAGGTCGATGGTCGTCTTGGGTATTCTCGTCGAGACGAACAGGTAATGATCAAATGCCGGTTCCTGTCGCCATTCGATCTTGTCGCCAATGCTCACAGGCACACTGACGGTTGGGCGGTAGTAGTCAAGCGTAAGTTTGCGCCGCGCAATTTGACGCCCGACTTCCTCAAATTTCCCGTGATGAACGCAGAGCATCCAAATCACCTGTGATCTCCGATTGAGGTTTCAAGCATGACCGCGCCCGACGAAAAAGGCAAAGCGGGCGCGGCCATTGGTTTTTGGTGGTTGAACGTGTTAAGTGATAATGCACCTCCCGTCTTTGAAGTTACCCCGGTTGCCGTCCATGGCGTGATTCCATTCATTGCCGGGGCTCCAGCTGTAGCACCTCTTGCGCGAATAGCTGCATCATTTAATCTTGTCCATTATGGACTTGAGTTTGGCTTCCGTGGCCACATCAATAATCGTCAACCTCTGGACTGCCGCTCTAAATGACAACGGCACCGTGGACACGACATAGAGCATGTTATGTTCTATGTAGATGTCTTCTGGGGTAAAGCCGAATACGCCGTCACCATTAGTCCCGTAAGAACCGTCCTCGGCAGGAGAGGGAATGTTGATATAAACGCCCGAATTAGTGAAGGGCTGTACAATTTGTTCTGTGTTGGTAAGTTGCGAATTGACCGAACTGACCTTATTGACCTGATAATAACCTATCGGGTCAGCAACGCCGGGGATAAACAGATACATGTAGAACATCACCGAGCGGTCATTTTGTAGCTTGAACCGCTTGATGAGATTGTCTCTTTCAAGCGACCACGATAGACGCGGCGGCGGTTGTGTCTGGAACAATCCTTTTTGATTGATTTCCGTAGCGGCTTGCTCGTCTAATGCGGTTGTGTTTCTTGGACGGTCAGAAATATCACAGCCAGAAACAAACAGCATCAGCCCAATAGTGGCGATTAAACCAACGATCTTTTTCATATACCTCCTCAGTAGCAGTTAAATTTTTGAGTTGTTAATTGATAGGGCAGCGACTTGGATTTCCAGAGTGCCCGATTCCACATTTTGCTCTTGGCATTGTAGTCCTCTACCCACTTATTCAAATTTGTGCGAAGTGCCAGTAGCCGCTGTTCCTTACTGAACTGCTCAAACATCTTATCCGTTTCAGGGACGGCCTTCATGTTGCATAGGTCAGTGTTGAGCTTGACGCACGTGTTGTAAATGTCCTGAAATTCTTCGTATCGGATCAGCATCGCGTCCGTCGTGCCCGCCACTCGATTACCGATCCCAATACCAAATGACATGAGGATCAATGCGAGGACGATAACTCCTATCGCAATCCCGCCGATCCATGCAAGTGCTTTCATCTGTGCTTTCCTTTCTTGTGATAAGTGTTTGTATCTTCCAATTCCATTTGCTTCTCCGATATCGACGCGACGAGCAATTCAACGTCAATCCATTCCTCTGTGCCGGGGACGATTGTTACCCACGATTCTTTTCCGGGAAATGGCAGAGTAATAACATCGGCGTCGTCATGGTACAGGCCTTCCCACTTTAGGCCCCGGTGCTTATCAAATTTGTCCTGTAATGAATCCTCAACGCACTTGGACATATTGCCGTGATCGGGAACGTGGCGACTGGCGAGATAGGGCTTCATCTTTTTGCCGTGCGTCCATTTCTTTTCCGCAACGTAGAAGTGCAGATACATCTTGATCTTCGTGCCCTTCGCAGGGGCGACCCAATGCGCGTCACGGCGAGCGACGTTTGCGTATAGGTGAACGCGATCCTTGAAGGCTTCATAATCCTTGAGCATGTAGGTCAGGGGCTTATCGCGCCGGATTTGCTGGCCATCCTTGCCCTTCCGAAATTGCGATACCTTCGGACGGTGATCGGAGACGATTGCGCCCGGGACAGTGAAGGCGAGGCGGGTGGTCATGCGACAACCTCTTCCGGCTTGTAGTAGGCACAACAGAAGTCGCAATGCTTCACGTCATGCTGCTCAGAACATGCGCCATAATCAGGATCGTTTTCAAAGCGGAACCAAAACCGGCAGATCTTGCAGGTGGTCATGGCTTGACTCCCTTTTTGATTTCCGAGAGTAGTTCGTCGAGAGTGCAGGTCGTAGTCAACCCCTCTGGCAACTCCACCTCAAACAGCCGCAGCTTCCCCTTCACCGGGAAGGCTCCGATCTTGCGGATGTTGGCGAGCACCCATGCGAATAGGCCGTCGTGATAGCGGCAACATGCAGCAATGCGATCTTCGAAAGTCATCGGCCGGCAATCAACCAACTCCGCGATCGCGAGAGCGGCGCCAGCCGGATAGATGCGGGGGGTCTTCGACGAACAAATCAGTAGGTCACCGCGATAGCTGGTTGCCCAAGTCCGCGTCTCGATTGTCTTCTGTCCAGACGCGATCATGTTTGCCCAAGGCTGCTGAATAGAGAGGGCTTTCATGGTGAGATTATTCATGACGGCTCCTGTCTGATGATCTGAAGCTCGCGCGTGCCGCGTCCCAATAGACCTGAGCGATGCCCACCGGTCCTGACCGCTGCTTAGCGACCACAATCTCCGCGACGTTCTGCTCTCCCTGTCCATGCCGATACGGATGCCAAATGAAGAACACGTTATGCGCGTCAGCGGCGAGGGATCCACAGTCACGGATATCAGTAAGGATCGGCCGCTTGTCCGCTCTTTGGACAAATTGCTTATTCATTTGCGATGGGAGGATAATCGGGATTGCGCATTCTTTCGCCGTGTCGGTAATGATCGCCGACACCTTGGATAATTCCTCATTGCGGTTGCCGACATCGCCAACATTCAGATTCATTTTCTGCACGTAATCGACTACCGCAAGTTTGATCCCATACTGCCTGACCATGCGGCGGATGGTGCTGCGAACCGCAAGAGGTGATCCACCCGTGAAATATTTCTCGACGATTTTGGAGTCGGTAAAATTGAATCTGCATACTTGTTCGTACTGGTAGTCACTCAAGGTACCGCGCCGGAGTGCGTCATGATCGATGCCGGTCTTACGACACATAAAACGACCAACCAGCTCTTCGTCTTTCATTTCGAGCGAGACAAAACCGGTAGGCACCCCGCGTTGATCGAGGTCATCACAAATACCAATCGATAGAGACGTCTTTCCGTCGCCGGGAGCTCCCGCCAGGAGTGTCACGGTTCCCGGCTCAAGCCGGAAGATTAGTTTGTCAAGATCATAAAGGCCCGTGGTAATCCATGTTTTCATAATCTCCGGATGATTGCGCGCCTCGTATACTTCGTCGAGACGTTTGAGAAACAGAAGACCGGCGTCCTGGAAGGTGAGTATCTCCGCCGCCTGTTCGAGATTTGCCGTCTTGAGTAATTCCAATTCAATCGCGGCAACCAACTCCGCCGGCGTCCCATCTTGACGCGATGCCTTGTCATAGGTAGTGCGCGCCATATTCATTAGCAGGCGGAGTAGATACTTTTCGCGGATGATTTCGGCGTAACGTTCACAGTTGGCGGCAGAATAAACATCGTCGGTTAACTCAATCAAGTACGCCCTACCGCCGATGCCATCGAGTTGTTGTTTGGCAATCAGGCGGTCGGTAACAGTGACCAGATCTTGCGGTGTGTTCTCAATCGCGAGTTCCTTGATTGCCTGCCATACAATTCGGTGTCGCTTGTCGTAGAAGCAATCGTCGGTGATTTTCTCGGCCACATTGTCGGTGTAACTATTGTCGATCAATAATGAGCCGAGTAAACTCACTTCGGCCTGTCTGTCATGCGGTGGTGTTAACTGTTCCGGCATCCATTCGCTTCCTTGCTTCGTGACATGCTTCGTGTAAGCGCTGACCATTCCCTGTTGCGCCGATTGTTTCGATATGCGCCCAGCAGGCTTTTTGATCCTCGGGCTCACCCAGCAACTGCTCGGTGACATCGACGAAGAACGCCGGCGTATAGCCCAGGTCTTCTTTCGCGTCAAATACCCGGCCGATTCCCTTGACGACTATTTTGCTGACAATCTTCCCGGCCGCTTGTCCGTGATTGATTTCAAACTTCAGGTTATCGGTGAGCCACGCCTTGACTGCGGCAACAGCGTCCCCATAAGTGCGCCCTTCCTCACCATTTACCCGCCGTCCGATCTTGGCTGTGATGATTGCCATTTCCTCCGGCGAGCGTTTTTTGGCGGTAGTGTCGTCTGGCTCCTCAGTTTTCGGTTGTTCAAAAGGCGACGAAGGCGCGTCCTCTGTGAGAAGTGAGGAAGGAGAAGTGGGAAGGGGGGAGAGAGAAGTGGGAAGTAGAGACAATTCGCCGCGCCTGTCCGCGAGTCGCGGACAATTGACCGCCAAAAAACCGATTACACTGTCTCGCAATAACTTCCACTCTTCAGTCGGCGGGTCTGGAGTTTTTCTCTTAAATTTGCTCCGAACTCGCTGGTGTTTGTCCCAATTCAAGAAAACGCCGAACATCCGGCCATTATCAACCCAGAGTTTGAGCATTTCTTTGTCCGCTGGTAGGTCAGCGATCTCAAGTAATCTGGCACCAATTTCGTGGGGCGTCCAATTATCCCGATAGGGTAGGGTCATGCCCTTAAGGACTCTGGGGTCAGCCATAAAGCAACCATGATCGTCTGGGAGTGGTAGCAGCCGGTAGAAGAGTAGTTCTGCCGCGTCAGACAAAGAATTCAGCGATCCACTCGTCCAGATAGAATCCTTGATGAATCGGTTAGCCATTACAGGCAACCCCTAACCCTTGCCAAGTGTTAACTCTTTCAAGGTGAGCCTGTAGTCTCTTGTTCCATTTCCACTCGTCCATTGTCCTCGCCCCCTTCGATCCATTGCAAAAAGTGCAGAGAGTCTGGAGATTCTCGGGATCGTTCGTACCTCCCTTGGAAATTGGAATAATGTGATCCACCGTAAGCGCCGGAGCTGAATAACTGCGCCGCCAAGGAGTAATGATTGTCCTTCTACTGTGCAGAATGGGTGAGTACCTACAATAGCGGCAGGTATAGCCATCTCTCTCATAAATAACTTTGGATAATCTCTTTTGAACAAAGCACCATCTTTGTCTCATTCTTCTTGGACTGATTTGGGCGTATTCTTTAGCCATTGTGATCCTCGAAAATGCTCATAGTTGCAAATCTCCCTGCGCTTCATCTGGAAACGCCTTGTCCAGTCCCGCCAGCACTTCCCAAAGTTTCGTGCCGCGCTGCTTGATATGCTCTTTGGTTGACTCCAGTTCTCCACGGTTCTTCGCCCAGAAGTAGCCTTCACCACCAGAGCCGACAGGTAGATGCATTATGGCGCGCATATACGAAACCAAGTCGCGGAATTGTGCGCCGGAGCTTTTGCCATGCAGCCCGATCAGCGGCTCTAATTTCTCGGATATGATCGGGTGTTCTTTACTTGTCTCTGTCTTCAGTATCATTGTCAGGTTAACAATCCGATAACGATCCTCGAAGGATAGCTCAGTGTTGACGCGCTCGAAGCCGGAGAGGTTCATCGTTAGTTGACCGCTTCCCCATCTTCCAGCGTGTTAATCGCCGCCTGATTTTCGGCTTCGGTTTTCTCGGCAGTCTCAAGTGGCAGTTCGCGTTGATCGTCGAGCTCGCAGGGGATTACTTCGTGGAACATTCTTATGTTCGCAGTGACGCCGGTGCCCCAGATTCTCAGGAACGTCTCGGGTTCGAAGTCCTGCCCGAATTCGAGGTCAAACTCTTTGAAGATTCGGGTTCCCTTGCGGATCTGCTCGAATGGAGCCAAGTTCTGCTTATGGGAAAAGGCGTGATCGTTACCCGACTTGATTATGATCTCGACCGGGAAGCCACTGAAAAGTTCTTCGAAGCGTCCGAGGTTGTTGATGTGATCGCGCTCAACTCGGATTGTCGCCGTGGCTCCGACGCCACGATTGTCGAAGCGTACCAGTTGCGCATTGAATTCGACGAGCGAGCCATAGAGTTCATTTGCACGTTGAAGCTCGACGGCGCTGACGAATACCGTCTTGCCCCCGATGTTGACCTTCACCTTCTCGGCGTCTGCTGTGGCCTGGTGGTCAACTCCACTAAGCGGGATGATTGGAGCCGATTTTCCGGGCTTCCCTTTTGGCTTTTCTTTCTTGGCTACTTTCTTGGCTGGCATCATAACCTTCCGTGGTTTAGTGTTTCGTTTAGTGAGCCGGAGCGCCTCTCGGTACGCTCCGGCTCGTGGAGGGCGCACATGTCAGTGCGTCAGGTTCGGGTATCCCTATCCTTCGACTTGAAGGTCAGTGTCCCCGTGACGGCCTCCTTGTGGCGCTTATGAAACAGTCGCCATAGGAAGCCGCAGACTACCACTATGATTTTGATGAACCGCTTCACGGCTTCGGCTTGAACTCCAGCGTTCCGAAACTCGCCTCAGCCTGAGTGGTGAAGACGATCGTACCGATCAGCGTAATCGGTTTTACGTCGTCACCGAAGCGGGCATCAACTTCCAAAGTGATGTTGCACTGATCGCCGTGGCTGATCACTGCGAAGTCGGGCACGGTGACGTCGATCACCGGGTCCGCTCCATCAAGCAGTGCGCCAATCTCAGCGTTACTCGTGATTGCCACGCCGTCGAGGTCAGCGCTAAGCGCGGTGATCTTCTCGACAGGCCTCTTGTCTGTCTTGGCTTCGTCGGAGAAATACTCTCCTATTGCGCTAAGACCGTTGGGGTTCTCCCCCACCTTCCATGTGAACATCTCACTCTCCTTGAGCGTGTGTATGGTTATCCGTGCAAGCACGGTGTGATTTCATGAACCGGGAACCGCTGTAATGTATTTCGCTGTCGGTCCCCGGCCTCGCACGGTCAGTGCGATCAAGTTAAAGGGCACTACTTTGTTTCCGGGTAGACGTCCTTCCGTACTCCGTTTCGTGCCCAAATTTGAAAGAGAAGCGGCTGCCGGTTCGGCGTACGTGCGCACCTCTTTACCGGCTATTTTTGCCTCATACACGGTGACGTACCGAGGCTGCATTGACCAGCCGCTTCTCATTATCTTTTCTCCTTGTCGCCCCATTCGATTTTCACCTTGAAACCGCAAACCAGCAAGAGGATCAAGATCACTATGGCCCAAGTCATTCCACCTCCAGCTTAACGCCGACGCCCGGCACAAACCGGAGCCGTTGTGGAATCATGTCTATTAGCTCCTGCCTGTGGGTGACGATCAACGTCTGATAGACTTTCGACACGTTATGCGCGGCCTGTACGTTGTTGAATAATTGGTGTGCCCCTTCGGGATCGAGGCTTCCGTCAGTCTCATCTCGTATTACTGTTTCCAATAGCAAGCCACTGAGTTGACGAACCAACAACATTGCCGCTGATTGAAGTATCAAATCGACGATCTTTTCCTCACCACCGGACAAGTCCTTGAGTTCCGTCCTACCCTCTGGCCGATTGACAAAGACCCAGAAGCCGTCGTCCATTTTGCCCTTGGTAGTCACTGACTCCATGCTGGTAAGGATCTCCATGGTCCAGGGGCGTCCGTACATGGCAAGCAGCTCATCGCAGAAGGGCATCATCTGGACGCCGAGCGATTCAATGAGCATCGACTGAAAACCGCCATTGCGGGAGAGCGACGACGCCAAGTGATCCCAGTCGGCAAGGTGTGATTGCAAGACTCCGAGGTTGATCTTCTCCGCTTGCAGTTGCGCGTTGGCAACGTCTGCCTTCTCTTTGTCCGCCTGTAGGGTCGCAAGCGTGGCGCGGGCAGTGGCGAGCTTTTCGGTAAAGTGAGTCTGCTCGTAACGGGCACCATCGACGGTGATACCGGCGTTGCGGACTTGATCTTCGAGAGTGGCGTCGATCAGTTTTTCCAATACATCGACTTGTTGGTTGAGTTCTCCGATTTGCCACAAGCGCGTCTCGGCTCCCAGCTTCTCATCGGTCTCTAACGCGGCCTGTTGTTCCCGTGCTTGGGCTACCTTTCCGGCCAGTGCTCCCCGTTTCTCAATAGCGATATCGTACTGATGCTTCAGTGCGGTCGGATTCAGCTTCTCGTAGCGTTGATGCTCCGCTTTGAAACTTGCGGCCGCTTCGGGGTCGAAGTGAAAATCATCAATCTCATCTTCAAAGTGGGTGACTTTTCTATCGAGTGTTTCCGACAACTCTCCCCATGCCTTAGCATCAGATTCTAAGCGTGCCTCAAGAGTTTCGATTTCCGGCTTGATGGCGACGGCGTTCTTGATGAAGAGGCAAGATTGGCAATAGGCGGCTACGTTCGTACATGGCGAGTCAGGGTCAAGCTGTACCTCAAAATCCTCCATGCCACCCTGGCATGGCACTGTCTCAAGTATCTTCACGTCACGTTTGGCGCGGTCTATTGCGCTCTGTGTGGCCTTGCGGTCGGCTTCGTATTTGTTCTTCGCGTTTACGAAGGAATTCTCAGCGGCAGTAAGTGCCGCACGTAAATCGTTATACTTCTGCCCGTCCTCAACCGTCGCCAGATAAGCGGCTTTGGCTTCATCCGCCGCGTTGATATCGTCGTTAATCGACTCCAACCCTTCCGGCGTATACTCCGCGTCGATCCGGTCGATACCCGATTGATCCGAGTCGATTTGCTGCCGTAGTTGTCCGAGTTTGAAATCGTAACTGGCCGATACCTTCCGGTGTTCGCTGGTGAGATCCACAAGCCGCAACTTGGCCGTGGCGAGCTGCGAGCGCGTCACTTCCTGCGCCGTCCATAGACCTTGCAGGCGTTCGTATTCTGTACCGGTTGCCTCGATTGCGACTGCCGTGTCTGCGAGCTTATGCTCATACTCAAGAATTTCCAACTGCGCTTCGGTGATCTTGGTTGAGATCAGTTCCCAGCCGGTGAGACTGGTAGCCAATTGGTCGATAGCGGCGTTGACCTTGCGGATCTCGTCACTAACGCCCATGCCCTTTAGCTTTGCCGCCTCACACTTGATCTGATAATGCTCGCAGTTGAACAGTTGCAGGATAGCCGCCGATCGTTCGGACGGGATCATGCTGGAGAACGATACCGGACTCTGCGCCATGAATGCCGATGCGAAATACAGCGGCTCCGAGCCAAACAGCTTCTCGACCTGCTCGTTATAGGACTTCTCGCCGCCGTCCATGTTGAGCGGTTCGCCGTTTTTGAACACGGTTGACTTAACAAACGGCCTTGCCGCTGTGGCGTTAATCTCAATCAGGAACCGGTATTCGTCTTCACCAATTTGGTAGAGCAAGTCTCGGCAGGAGTCTTTAAGTCGATACTGTCGAGCGAACCCGCCTTTGTGCCCGGGCACACTACGGTATGGGTGAAGGTTGGCAAGTACCGTGCTCTTGCCCGAACCGAATGGGCCGACAAAGCCGAGTAGTCCGGGAGCGGTCTTGCGGAAATCAAGATTGACTTCGTCAACGTGCAGCCCCATCCAAATGCCGATAGCACCGCGTATGCGGGCGGAGATTAATCGCATACATCCTCCGTGTCGAGGGAGTCGGCCTTTTCTAATGCGCCAGCGCGCGGCTCCTCACCTTTCGCGGTACAGACTGCCAAGTATTGATCTCTTGTCGTCTCTTTGGTCGCTATCTCCGCTATGCGTTCGCGTCCGGTCGATTGGATGGTGCGTTCGACGGCCGCAAGGTCGATGCCGAATTCCCTTTGAAATGAAAGACGGATGTATACGTCATCGATAATCGCCGCGAGTTCACGCGGAATCGTATAACAGGCCTTGACCTCAGCTTCATGAAGAAACTCCGGCTCAACCATTTCCTCGCCATAATCCGTGGAGAATACCCATTCTCCGTGGGAGTCCTTCTCCCCAGTGAATGCCAGTGATACCTTGACCATGGGCTTGTGAGGATAGGGAATGCGGGTGAAGGTCGCCATGCCGTGATCGTGGAATTCAAGGACGCTAAAACTCTTGGCGTCAAGCTCCCCCCAGTTTGTCGGATGTGAAGACCCGCAATAGGAAACGATAGGCAGCCCCATGCCTTGAGGGCTGTCCGTCTGCCAGTCCTGCGCCTTATGTATATGCCCCAACAGAACCGCATCCGCGCCACTCAGCGCAAGGTCGTCAAGGCTGACGGCGATGTCGTTGCTGTAAAGCGTCTGGCCGGTTCCGGTCTGGCAGTCCTTAACGGTGAAGTGGCCAAGGAGGAGCTTGGGGACACCGTCTTTCGCCCATGTCCTGTTGAAGTGCCGGAGTAGCGTTTGTATGCTTCCTTCGGGCGTTTCAAATGGTTCACCGAATAAGTCGCGGCACCATTTATCGAGCATTGCCCGTGACATTGCCGGAAGTGAATGGATGTAGATTGGGTCCCGTCCGTTAAGCAATATGGCAAGCGGCGCCAGACTGGGTTTGTCCTCGACGATAATCTTGTTGCCTGTCGCGTCCCGTAGATTCTGCAAGAAACCACTCGGTTCATGTGAGTAGGTGCCCTGCAAGAACACCATTTGACACTGTGTCGTCTGGATCAGCTTGAGCAACGGCTTCAGGTGGTCAGAATGGACGTGGAGGGCTTTGTCCGTTGTGTCGCCCGTACAGACGATCAAGTCGGGCTTGTATGCCGCCGATTCCGGATACTCCATTTCTGCGAGGAGAAAGTCAATTGAAGCTGACGCTTTTTCAGGATAACTTCCGCCGACATGGAGGTCGCCGATATGCAGGATTTTGATACTCAAATCAACTTCCCTTCTACCGCCTTCGTGAATGCCCCGATGATTGTAGAGTATTCCTCGGATGCGATATCATTTGTGGTCTTGATGTTCTCGTAGTGCGGGAACGCTACCTTGAGCCACTCGGCAAACTCGGCGTCGGTCTTGCCGAGTACCTTGAGGCCGTCGTTCAGGTGTTTGATCTGAGCGACGGATAACTTTGCGCCCGGAGAAGTCGAGCCCTCTTGCGGCTTCTCCGGTTTCGGCTTCGGCGCTGGCAACTTGCCCGTCTTGACCGTCTTGACCGTGTCTATGATTTCCTTGAAAGCCTTCTCGCCGATCAAGTCCTTGTTGTCCCAACCGTAGGATACTTTGAGCCAGTCATTGAAGTCTTTCTCGTCGATCTTGGCGGCTTGCAGTGCGTGCCAGAGAGCACCGGACTTGTTCCCACGGCCAATGGGTTCCCCGTAGTTGGTATTGCCATTGCCCGCGCCTTCACCGTCGCCATCCACGCCCTTCCCGTCATTGCCGTTGGGAGGTTGCAAGCGTTCATCTTCGTCGGGAGCGGTGAATAATGCAGACGTTCCCGTTGCCAATTTCGTGGCTGCAACAAAGGCTCGCTTCTGTGCTTTCGACCGGATATTATGGCGCTGGTTGGCGAGGTCTTCATTCAAGAAGCGAAATTGCTTACCGGTCTTCGTGTCTTTTGAAACGAGTTTGGAAGTATCAGTACCCTTCGGGATTTGATTTTCCCAAAGCCAACGGTAGCGAAAGGCCTCCTCGTAGCTACTACAATTCCCCTCGTAACTACCCACCACCATGTTTGTCCCCTTCATCTTGACGACGCCTCGATAGGTGTAGTCAAAGAGTCCCGTCTCCCAATTTTCGTGTTCGGTCGTCAACTCAGTGATCGCGTAATAGGTATGTATTCCGAGCAGACGTTCCGCCCCCTGTTTGTAGAGTGATCTCTCTTTAGTCCCCGGAATGATTCCGTAATCTTGACCTGGTATCAGTACGTTTTCGACGAAGTCCCTCTGGATTTTGATGACTTCCTTAAGCACTTCCATCTGCCGACGCATTTCTTGTGGGTCGATATTCTTTAATTGCGCGGCAGAGTCAGCCAGTTCATGGACTTGCCTTACTTCAATTTCCGTGTTTTGATTGTCCGACATGTTTAACCCTCCCAGGATTGTCTGTTATTTGCGCCCTATCGTTTTGAAAATCATCTCGATCTGGTCACAGGTGCATCCGTACCAGCGAGTAAGGTTCAGGACGTAACTTGCGAAAGCGTTGTCACGGGCGATCAACTGAGCATTGATCTCCTCAATCATCTTCTGCTTTTCAAGTTCTCCATTCTGCAAAGTCACTTCGGGTTCTGGCATTACCAATTCCATCCTGCCGCTTCATAGTCCGGCCATTCAGGTTTGCGAATATCTGCAATCAATCGAGTCATGGCAGCGAAGCCACAGCCGTTGGTCATTGCGAATTGCATGCCACCCCTTTCGTCGACTCAGTCTGTCTGTCGATTAGCCATTGGGCACCTTGAAGCGTTGGGGCGTTCTGTATGCGACCCTTGTCGTTAATAAATCCCCATCTATGCCCCATCATCCATGCCTCAAAGTTGATAACTCTGGATAGTGGGAATATAACGACGCCCTTGTGTTCGTGATCGCGGCGGGTCATGACTTTCCCCCTTGCGCCGCGCTCAACGCTTCCGTCAGCGTTTCTTCAATCGTCTTGTAGGGGATCAATTCGATAGGTGTATAGAGTGCGGCCACACCATGCCATTCTCCTTGAGCGTTTACTGCCGTGCAGATAGCGGACTCACATGCTTCCACTAATAATTCCGATTTCAGTTTCCCCCTGACCATCCACCCGATCACAAATCCGGCAGCGACACCAGTCAGGAAGATGACCATTGCGGCGGCTACAGTGTCCATCATTCCATCCCCGCATGTACCGGCGACTCGACTTCGCAGCCGCTGACAACGTGGCGCGATACTAACCCGCCTTGAGCCTTGCCTTTGCGGAGCGTTGCATCGAGTTTGCGCTTTGCTTCCGAGTATTCGTTGTGAAGGTGCATGACGCGCAGCATTTCCGCTTCGGCGTCTTCTTTGTAGATTAGTTGTTGTGACATGAGCTTCCCTCCCAGGAAAAATTCTACTTGACTTCTATTTTGGACTCGTTATCTTACTTTCAATCAAATCAGGATTAGTACCCGCCACGGACGGCTTTGGAGTTTCACTATGCCGTCGGTTCAGTCGATTCCAGTATTGCCGCACGTACCAGTCTGTGGTGGCGTAGATTGGCTTCCCCGTTTTCGTCTCGCCGGCGACAAACCCCTTGATACTGCCGTCTTTGATTCTCCGCACGATCGTGGCAGAGGAACAGCCGAGCCCTCTACCGGCTGTCCCCGTGCTGATGATCTTGCCGACAACCGGGATGATGTCGTTGGCGGTGGGCTTGGCCTCGGCGAAGCTCATGTCGTCTCCGCCGCCAGCGGTTCGCCGGTTTCGGGATTGATTGGCTTTGATGGATCGGGGATCACGAGAGCGCCGGTATTTGGTTCGGGTTTCGGTTCCTTCACACGGATTTCAAGACTGCCCGTAGTGGCGTTTTCGCAAAGTTCGATTACCCTCACCTTGTTCTTGGTAAGCCAGAACGTGGGGATATGGATTTTTACAGTCCCGCCTCTCGGCACTTTGTACTCTCTGAGCACGACTGAATTGGGTTCTGTTTGCATAAGGTTATGGTTCATACATCGGCATAATACAGGAAGTTATTCAGCCTGTCAAGAACTTTTTCGTACTTTTTTTAACTTTTTTCAGTTACGGCTTGATTTTGAGCACTAAAACGTTATGTCGTGGTGTGTTAACGAAGCCAGACAAATGCGCCATATTCGATAGAATTGAGGCGGCATTTAAGCAGGTCGGTCTCACCACGCGCGTTGAGATAGCCGGGGCGCTGACGGAAACAGGATATCCGACCAGTACAAAAACGCTTGGAAGTTGGGCTTGTGGCGACTCCGCACCTAACGCCGAGCGATTGATCGGTATTAGCAAATTGACTCGGCGATCTCCTTACTTTATCCTGACTGGCGAAAAGGAACCCGCCCTCCAGCTTGAGCAGATCGAGAGCATTGTCTCTTCGGTCAAGGCAGATTTGGGAATACAGACCATTGACCTTACTCCGGGGAAACGGAAGATTATGGAGGCACTCAAGAAGGCCGACGATAACGAATTGAGATTCATTGAAGAATTGGTTGAACGACTGGGGCTCGCCACTAAGACGTGAAGTGATTTCGAATGCGATGGTCACATGATTGTCGGAAGGGAATAAGCCTATAGATTTCTTGTATGTTATAGCAGGACACCTTTACTTCATCTTGGGGAGACGAACATGCAGGAAGAGCAGGGAGAAAAGAGCGAAGCCAACCATGAACACTTGGTGGCGCTTTTTGAAATCTTAGAATGGGTAGTGGCGGAAATTAAAATGACAATCGAGCAACGAGAAAGGAAGGAGGGGGACAGTGCAAACCTATACAATCTATCAGAACCCGGACGGCAGAATTGAGGCCGTCAAAGGCAGTTGGTCATGGCCAGCGTTCTTATTTGGCTTCGTCTGGGCGCTATGCAAGAAACTTTATCTGCAAGCTGTACTTGCACCCGCGCTACTTTACTTCTTTGCACTTACCTACGGATTTGTCCGTGGTCTCAGTGGCGGAAACGTAGATATTTATCAATTGCAGAGCCTCTTTGCGATCCTCAGTCTCTTGGGTGCTTTCATCTTTGGTGCTTTCGGAAATGAATGGCGACAAATGAATTTGCTCAAACGTGGATATGAGGCAATCTCCACTCAAGACGGTTATACGGCCGAGGGTGCTGTTGCCGCGTATCGAAAGAGTACAAACGTTGCGACTGAACTGGAGGGGTATGACAGAAGAGAATAGAGAAGTTGATTTATCGAAGAAAAACTGGCCCCAGAGGAATCCGGGACTCGCGGGGTTTCTGCTCATCGCTGCAATTCTCTTACCCGGAATGATCTATAGGTGCAACAAGGATGATGTGGAGAGCCAGTCGAGGATACAGGAATATGCACGGCAACACGCGGGTGACATTGTCACTCAGACAAATGAAATTAGTCACGTGCCCCTTTTTGGTGCCGCCGCTACAAAGCCGTTACCTGTCAGCCAAGAAGCGATTAAGCGGAGATTGATGAAACCAAAGTTTTTAGATCAGGCGCCATGCTTCAAATGGGAAAGGGCGGATTTGAATGATGGTGTAGAGCGGTGGTTTGGTCAGGGCAAGACGTGCCTTATCATAATTCACAGAGACTTTGTCGAGGTTACGGCTGGAATGGTTGAGACCGCGATGATTATGAATTCGATGCTGTTATTCTGCGAGGTTAATGCGGTGCTTTTCCCTGATACTTACCAGGAATGCAATGCTGATTATCTCCTGCCGATGTTGAAATCCGTGGTATCGGATACGGATACTGATACCCCGCGAGTGAATGAATACCGAGGATACCGAATGGAAGTGGCCGCGAATACGACGCTTGGCATGGTCTTCTATACGGTCGGGCGGAATCCCTATGAGTAGGGGAAATGACCACACTCACAGGGGAATACAATAGCCATGCACCGCTGCCGCAACTGCCTTGACCACGGCGAACTGTTAGTCCTTAACGACGCGGGTGTCTGTGAACCTTGCGCTCCTATCGTTGGCGCCAAGATAACCGCTGCCTGTGAGAAGGTCGAGCGGGCGATAGTGAGCATGGAGAACGCGGTATTTGACTACGAGGTTCAGCTTTGGTGGACCGCTGTCGAACGCGAGTGGACGTTTCTATCGCGCTGGCTGGACAAGCCGGTTGCCCGCTTCGGCGTGAACATCGAGCGGTTGATGATCGTCGCCACGGAGAAGCGATCGGCGGCATTCCGGCGGCTATTTGAGCGCGAGATTGAGGATGCCATGCGACCATGCGGAACGGGTAATGTGAAACTTGAGGTGGGGCATTTGGAAGTGGCGGCACGGATCGCGCGCCGCTTTGCGAGAATGAAAGGGGCTGAAGGTCTTGCGGATAGAGTCAAAGAAGTCGAGGCGGAAGTCGAGCGGCAGAAATCGCTGATACGCCTTGATGCCAAGAAGCGTTCGCACTAACCATGCACCTCTACCGCGAAAGAAACGGCACCTGGTATGCCGATATTTGGTATGGCAATCACCGCAAGCGTAAGAGCCTCCGGACCAAGTCCAAGTCGGTCGCCAACAAACGCCTGCAGGAACTCGCAGAGGAAGCCGACTGGAAAGACAACCGGCAGACCGCGAAGATCCCACCGGGTGAGTTTCTCGAAGACTACCGCCGCTACTGTGATCGCACGCGAACTCCAAAGACGGCACGCGCCAACGGTTGTAGGATCGGAATCCTGTCAACTTGGTTATCCGACAAAGGGATTCAGCGGATAAGCGACATTGATCGGGTCGTCGTCAAAGACCTGCAGAACTATCTCTGGGCGCGCGGACTTAATAATTCCACGGTCAACCGCTATGTGAGTTTGCTCAAGTCGTCACTGACTTGGGCGGTCGAGACCGGCCTGCTGCTACAATCCCCCATAATTGGCGTTAGAAAGCTGCCAGAAGCCCGTGGCGAGAAGCGGAGGGTATTCACTCGGGCTGAGATGGACGCGCTTTACCTTGCCTGCCAGGACGTACAGTACGGGGCGTTTATCGAGCTGCTGAGCCTCACCGGAGCCCGAATGGACGAACTCCGGCTGCTGGAATGGCGGAACGTCAGCCTTGACCGCCGGGAAATCACATTCGAAAGAACGAAATCACATTTAGCTCGCACGGTCCCGCTGAATGATCGGGGTATGGTGATCGTCAACGCGCTTAATCGAAACCCGAAGCGGTATGTTTTTGGCGCTTCAGCTCCGGCGTGGAACCCCAACGTCTGCGGTCAGCGATTTACGCGCATGGCCAGGCGGCTTGGCATCGCTGGGAGCCTGCACGACTTTCGATCAACCTTTGCCTCCCGGCTGCTCGATAAAGGGGTCAGTCCCAAGACGGTGCAATATCTTCTCGGCGACAAGACCGCCCGGATGGTCTTGGAAGTCTATGCCCAAGTGGTCCCGGACTCGGCAAGACGCGCCGTCGAGTCACTATAATCTCCGCCACATTTCCGCCACATGGTTTCATATTACGCGGGTTACATGTGCTGCACGGGATAATTCGGCAATACGGCAGACCACACATGACAGTGGCATACAAGTCGCTGAATGACCGCAAATTATGCCTAAGTGATTGAAAGATAAAGGGTGAGAATTAAGAGGCGCCACCCGGATTTGAACCGGGGTATAGAGGTTTTGCAGAACAATGCTACCGGTTGTGTAGCATGATGTTAAATAGCATTCTGCCAATTCAGCGCCGTTTTTGTCACATTATATAGCAAAAAACCCCGCGTCTCTGATGAAACGCGGGGCGGGCAAAAAAGGAACGAAACGCGGATGCGGAGATCTTATGTCGATTTGATGATTACCGGAAAGTCCAGGTGATCGACCCAGTCTTGTCCGAGTTTCAGGTTTAGCCACTCGATCAACTTGTCAATCAGCCAGCCGATGATCATGCCGTCGAATGGCTCCAGAAAGAACGGCAGCTTGATGATTTCGTCGAGCAGTTCAACCAGCGCCTTTTTCTTCTCGCCGCCGGAAGCAACAGCGCCAGCATCGGCGCAGACCTTCTCGACGACGATGCCGAGCGCTTTGATTAAGTCGACGGCCATGCCGGGGGCTTTGACGATGCTATCATCGAAACCTATCGGCTTACCGTCGGCGTTGAGTTTGAATGGATTGAATTCGAGATTTCCTGCCTGTCCGGCTATTGTGCGGAGCTTGTCGACGTCGAAGTAATCGAAGATCTGCTGCTTGATTTGGCTGCTGTTGATTGTGCTCATGACTCTTTTCCCTTAGTCTCGCAAGGGGTTTCTTGCGCTGTGTCGTTTGCTTTTGTCTTTGCTCTAAACCATTGGGCCATGCCTGCGGCGATGACTCCCCAGATTGCGGTAGCCCCAACTGCACAAATAACGCCGATCCTGATTCTGGTTACCGGCGTGACGTCACCGGGGATCAACCAGGCGAATATCTGTCCGAGCAGGACGGGGACCCCGAGCAGCCACCAACCCCTGATGTTGGCAATCTCCTGCTTGATCCACGCAGTGACGGCCATGATCAGAAACGACACGACCGTCAGGACAAGAGGCTGCATTCCGAATACGGCCGCAACCTGATTAGCGGAAACTTGTGTACTATCCATAATCTCTCCTTTGTTGATTTAGCTTTTGGGCAGGAACTCTATCAGCCGGAGTATCCAGCCGTTTTCGTTGTCTTCTTGTTCGGGGTCCTTCTCGGCCAGCTCAATGTGCCTATACCCCCGGATGAATATGATCGCAGCGACCACCGAATTAGCGCGAGCGATTGCTTTGTTGGCGGCCGCAATCGTCACCGGCCCGAGCTTGCCGTCGACCTCAAGGTCCGGCCAGGATTTCTCTTCACGGTTCAGCACGTTCAGCGCCCGCTGTAAATAGATCGCTGCCGTCGTCTCGCCGCAAATGATCGCAGTATCGAAAACGATATCGGCGAGTTCCTGTGTTGGTAATGATTGGCAACGCAAGCGCCCCCAGAGTGCCCGATAGAAAGCCACAACCATTGAGTCGAGGACGGGGTCCATAGCCAACTGACGCGGGAAACCAGGTGACTCCTTGGCCTTGTCGATTATCGGCCAGCCGAGCCACTCCGGATTGTTTGGCCGTGAGATGCCCCTGTAGGTTTCGCCGCCGCGATCGGCAGATCTGTTTGACCAGCCGTCACCTTCTGCGCGGCCGGACTTACCGTTGGAGCTACTGAATTCAGCTGGCATGACTACACCACCACTACCGTCGGATCAATCGTTGCAATCACCGTCGACACCAGGGTCGGCCGCACATAGATCGGTCGGATCATTTGGAGGTTAGTGATCTTCAACTTAATTTCTTCTGGATAGGTAATCGGGTTCGCGCCTGTAGTCACAATCTCGAAAGTGGCCAGGTGATATTCGAACTCGACGCCCGCCCCGGTGGAGAAAAACTGATTGTCTGCCGGTTCGAGTTGAAAGGCAAACTCGCCGGAACCATTGAAATAACTGCGGACATCGACCCAAGTGCGGTCATTGATGACCTGGCTTGTCCCGTAGATGCTAAGCGTCATCCTGGCCGTGGCAATGTTGGCGACGGGGATTGCGGTACCGTCTCCGTCTTTGAATACAAATTCAAGGGTCGCCGTAGCGCCCTCGTTGATCGGGGTTATTACTTCCAGTGGCATAATCTATCCTTTGATATCGAGGTCGGTTATCGATGCTTGCTTAATTGTGGCGCCACTGATCGTGTTTGTCTTAACAGTGACACTGGAGAATGAACCCGTCTTGATGCTCGGTGACGTGAAGTGTGGCGAGGTAAAGGTCGGGTGCCAGAATGTAACAGCCGGGGCAACGGTAGCGCAGATCGCAATCACTGCTGACGGTGCAATAGTCGCACTCGTTAGAATCAGAGCGGGATCAATTGATATAGATGTCAATGTCGCAGGGGTGGGCGTGGTGAAGATCGCATCCAACAGATAGCCCGGATCAATTGCGGCAGTGACCAGTCCTACCGGAGTCGGGGTGATGATCAGACCACCGAGAATGGCAGTCACTCCCACGGAACCGGCGATGAGCGTAGCTGGTGACGGCGTTATGGTCAGGTCGGTGAGTATTAACGTCGGGTCAGCAACGCTCGCAATCAAGCTGACTGGCGATGGCACAACCGTTATGCTCCCAGACAGAACGACTGGATCGATTGCAAACGCGCGCAAGGTTGCGGCTGCCGGTGTTACGCCGATACTCCCCAATGCGATGCTTGGGGTGACGGTCGTACCGATAGCAAACGCGGGCGCCGGAGCAATGGCTATCGACCCGACAAATACCGTCGGGGCGACGGATCCTATCACGAGCGATGTTGCGGACGGTGTGATCGCCAGAGACCCAGACATAACAGTTGGCGTGACTGAAGCGATTATCGCCGATGCGGCTGTTGGCGTCACTGCCAGACTCGCGAGTATAACCGTGAGAGTTTCGGTCGCCGTTATGCAAGAAACTGGTGTCGGAGTAATTGCATTCCATGCCGCTACGACCGTTGGCGCGATGGAGAGCGTAACGAGCGTTGAAGGGTCAGGAATGATCGTCGCACTGCTCAGAGAGGAAATTGGCGCAACCATACCGGTCACCAAGGTTGCAACGCTCGGCGCGATGCTGAGACTACCCAAAATTGCTGTCGGCGTGACCGAGGCAAATACGGCTGAAATAGAATCGGGGGTAATCGTTACAGAACTGCCAACTACAATGGCACCAGTAGAGACAGTTATCAGGGTTGCCGCCGAGGGCGTTATTGCAACTGACCCATGAACGGATGTTGGGGTGACGGCGGCAGCGACAAGAGAACCGGCTGTCGGGCTAATCGAGATACTGCCCAAAACTACCGTGCCATTTTCCGTTCCCGTAATGAGCGTTGCCGGACTCGGGGTGACCGATACCGACGAACCTAAGACGCTTGGCGGTATGGTTCCCGCTATGAGCGTGGCAGCGGATGGCGTGGCGGCTATACTGCCAAGAACTACTACTGGTGTGATCGACGCCACTACCGACGTAATTGTAATCGGGGTAATAGTCACGCCGACGACAGGATCAACCGAAGCGGTTATTAAGGAACTAACGAGTGGGGCGACAGCAATACCGACAACCGGATCGACAGAGGCGGCTATTGTGGTACTTGCGGTGGGGATAACCTTTAATCCAACTATCGGCGCGATTGAGGCGGTTACCAGCGTCCCCTCAGTTGGAATAACTACCATGCCCCCAAGGATTGCGGTCGGATCAATTGTCGCGGCCACCAAGGTAAGTGCATCCGGATCAACCAGCACTGATGACATCGCTATGGCTGGCGCGGCAGTCGTAGTGACAACGGTGGCAGTTGGCAGCGTGATTGCCACGCTACCAAGTGTGACCGCGGGATCAACCGATGACGTTATTAGGGTGCTTGCACTGGGGAGGACGCCCAAGACAATTGTCGGGCTGACCGATGCTGTCACCAACGAAGCTGTTGTCGGACTGACCGTAAATACGACCGCTGGTGTGGCAGAGACCGCTACCAGCGTTCCCGCACTCGGCGTTACTATAAGATTGATCGCCGGAGTGACCGACGCCGTTACCAGTGATGCGGCTGTCGGGGTGATAACGAAGCTGCCCAAGATCATCGCCGGGTCAACCGCTGCCGCTATTGTTGAGACGGGCGTCGGCGTCACAATAGACCACCTGACGAATACTGCTGGGTCTACTGAAGCGGTCACAAGGGTCGCGGCATCCGGGGTAAGAGTTACCGCCGTCATCACCAACGTCGGGGTTACCGATGCTGTGACCAAAGTCGCGGCCGTCGGTGTCCCGCTATAAGCTAATGCAATGGCTGGATCAACAGTTGCGACTATCAATGTACTTGCAGTCGGTACAATGGCCAGACTACCAAGAATGGCAACCGGAGTCACCGTTGCCGCTATGCTCGTAACTGCGACAGGCGTGCAATAAAGAGACATGAAGGCAATGCTCACGCACGTTGCCGGCGCTGGCGTTATTGTGAAACCAACTGTCGGAGTGACGGTAGTGGCTACCGCCGTCGCCGCTGCTGGAGTGCCACTATAAGCCCAAGCGACAGCCGGATCAATCGTCGCTACGATTAACGTTGCCGCTGCCGGCATTGTCGTGAAACCAGCGGTCGGCGCGACTGATGCCGCTATTAACGTTGCTGCTGCTGGGGTGATTTTAATGCTAACGGCTGGCGCGACTGATGCCGCTACCAG